AGTATTAAGTAGTGGCATATTATTTAAACTGGGTTTGGGTTGCGAATACTATAAAAGTAGCAGAGCCTGTTTTTACAATCGTATAGGTATAAACATCAACACTAGAAGCATTACCAGCAGTAGGTGCGGCACTTCCTTGCCATTTTGTAGTAACACCTGAAGTTGTGCCGTCTACTTGCACCACATTGTTATAGTAAGCCGTTGCTCCTTGAGTTACTAAAAACGCTACAGTTAAAGATTGCCCTGTAGTCATTGCCGTATTTAAAGTTGTACCAGCGGAGAAAGTAAAGTTGGTAGTCCAATTTGCAGAAGCGTTACTTGTGTAATAAAGAACAGACTGAGTAGAGGGATAATAAGCAATCGTTCCTGTAGCCGCTGTTGCACTTACTGTACAAACTTCAGCCGCATTTGTAAGGATGGCGGCTAAAACAGAAGTAGAACCTGTAAATGATTGAGTGCCTGTCCATGTATTTGTTCCACTTAATGCTATTGGAGTAGACCATGTAGGTGCGCTTGTACCTGCGGAAGTTAATACTTGACCAGTAGTACCCGCTGCAGTTATAGCATAAGCAGACCCAGTACCATAAACAGCCCCACCAGCCGTAGGAGTAGAAGTAGAGTTTGTACCGCCAGCTAATACTGGCAAAGTACCTGCAGTTAATGCAGAAGACGATGTAGAGTAAATAGCGTTGTTAGCTGCGGAAAAAGTAGTTAACCCTGTACCGCCATACCCAGTAGCAATTGTTACGCCATTCCAAGTTGAGTTAATTATGCTAGCGTTACCAAAACTTGCAGTAGTATTATTAAAATCATAGCTAGATGGTAAAAGACTGTACGCAATCCAAGTTCCGGCAGTTGTACTATTATCTAGTAAAACCCAGTTATCAATAGACCCACTAATAATTGTATCTAATGTAGTGGATGCGTTATCTACTATAGTTAAGTTTCCTGTTGAGCCATTATTAATACTAAAAACAAATCCTTTTTGCAATGTAGTTGCATCTGGGAGCTTAACAGTTTGTGTAGTTGTTCCAGTAAATCGTTGGTACTGCGTTGAAGCTACGGTTAAAGTTGTTGTACCGCCAGCTGTTGCAGTGCTTGTATATCCAGCTAAAAAGTTATTAGCAGTTACATTTTGATTAGCGTCTCTTAATACTACTGAGTTAGCTCCAGAAGAAGTTGTAACACCGGTACCGCCATAAGCAACACCAACTGTAGTGCCTTGCCAAGTACCAGAACTAATAGTGCCTAATGCAGTAACGTTTCCAGAAGAATCAAGGTTTACAGAGCGCTCAGATGGGTATGTAACAAATACAGTAACGGTACCGCTAAATGTAACTGCAGAACCTGAGTTACTAGAAGATAGAATCGTTGTACGAGTTAAGGTAGGCCCAGTAGTTGAATACGTGCCAATACCTACTTCCCAATTACCAGAAGAGTCTGTAGCTGCGTAGTATGTAGTATTGCCGTTACCAACAACAGCGAAAGACTGAAACCCTGTAACAGAACCGCTTAATGTAAAGCTTACGGTTGTGTTAGCAAAGCCAGTCTGTTGTACCCGGTCATAAACTACTAGAGCCATTTAGGACTCCTTAGCTAGTAGCGGTTGTAGAATACGTAACGCTTACTGTATCACCAGCAGTTGTAGTTTTAGCTGTACCAAAAGCACCAGCGCTATACAAAGTACCACCTGTATTGCTGAGTGTAGAAGAAGCGCCAGAACCTGTTACCAAGAAGCAGCCACCAACAGTACCGCCAGCGCCAGTAATTGTATAAGTAATAGCTGTTGCAGAAGCTGTTACTACGTTAGAACCGGGAGTTGTATTGCTGTTGCCAGTAGGTGTTGCAAATACTGCAGTACCACGAACAGCAGAACCGCCAACTGTATACGCAATAAATTCAGACCAGCCAGCGTGGGAAGTCATTGTATCTGTAGGTGAAAAAGTATTACCTGTGCCAGATACTAAACCTAAATATGGGCCAACTAAGGCAATAGGTGAAGTCAATAATGTTTGCTGGAACATAAAAATCTTACCAACCTGAACAACTTGGTTTGGAAACTCTTCGGTCCACTTTAAATTACCAGAGGCATCCCGGCACTCTACGTGGTAGTACCCTTCGACACCTACAGTTTCGTTATTTATAGCATTGGCTTGCAGATTAATTTCTGCGTGATCGCTACAACTTGCTAGTTCTTTTTGCATAATTGCTCCTTAATTGGAAAAACGAATAATGGCGTTTGAGGCATCGTCCGTAGGAAAAGTAATTGTAAAACTCGATACGGGGGTTTTATCCGCCCCAAAATTTAGTACTGCAACCGCTGCGTTTGTGGTGCTATTATATATTAAAGCACCCCTAGTAGTAAAGTTTGCTGGATTCCAAGTAACAGTATTAAAAGATAAATATGCAGTATATCCGGAGCTAGTCGGCGGAATAATCGTTAGGGTTTTGCCCCCTGCTGTATACCCTGTACCCACTACTTCGCCCACGGTTGTGTAAATTAACGTTGTATTGTCTAAATTAGCATTGGCTGTATAGAGGGCTATTTTATAGGTATAGGGGGTTCCAACCGCAAAGTTTTCTAAAGCACTTAGGCAGTTTTGTTTAAATATTGTACATTGGCCTTGAACTATGCTCATGAGCTAACCTTAATCCTTGCCTGGCCATCTCTATAGGCATCACCACGTTCTAGGCCGGTTCCAAGGCGGTTTAATTGCATTACGGCTTCTTGGTACTTAGTTTCGTAGTAACCAATTAAATCGGCTTCGCCCTTCATAAAGAGCATTGCTTCCCGCATTGCACCATAAAACAAAACTGGATCATAGTTATCGCCTAACCATGAAGTTCCAGTAGTATTAGATATTGCTGATACGGGTACTGAAAATGCCGTATTACTAGACCCTAATGAAACACAAGATAGTACATCACCAACAATATAAAAGTTACCACCAAACTTTAAATTAACTGTAGTAACTACCCCGCCTACAATAACAATATCTGCTGTAGCGTTTGCACCTGAACCGCCCGTTAAAGCCACGTTTTGATAGGTACCATTAGTATATCCTGCGCCCCCAGTTATTGCTCCTAGAGTAGTAATTTGCCCTTGTACAATTGTTGGTGGGTAGTAGTAGTAATGCATTTCTACCGTATAGTTAGCGTCTGGTGTAGGGGCTACCATTAGAGTCATTTCATTAACATTAGATAGCTGAGAGCCAAATAACGCATAATATTCGGGGACTCCACCCGGTGTGCCTTGATATGTGGTACCGTTATTTGCAACAGCTGGATACGCTTCACGTAAAAAATTAACGTCTTTATTTAAAAGATATTTATAGTTGTTGCTGGAGTCAATTACCGCTAAAGAATAATTAGCAAGCCAATCAGTAGGCAAAGAAACGTATTGATTACCAGAAGTAAAGCTACCGGTTACGTTTTTACGCAAAGAAGGTATTTGAACTGAGTTATATATACGATCTTCAGCTTCCTGTACAAATACAGGGATGTTCGCCACAAACAATGCTTCTGTGTTTTCCGCGTACGACTGAATTGAGTTATATAACGTTTCGTAGTTCATTATTGCTCTTCAGTTTTAAGCTCTTCTGGGGGTGGCACTTGCGTTTGCGTTTGCGCTTGAATCTTCATCATTAGCCCATAAGCACCGGTTTTGGTTGGTAAGTCTCCAAGTCCAGCTAGTATACCTTCTACTTCATTTAAGGTTAACTCAAGGTTAATCGGCATTTTTGGATCTAAACTCATGCCATTGGCCCTCTTGTTTTAATGCCTTTAGTTGCAGCACCGTAGCCACGCATTGTAAGCTCGCCATTTTTATTTTCTTTAGCGTAATTGCGTTTGCCTGTACTACCAACAGAAATATTAACTTCATCCATACCATTACCGGCTTTTTGAATTACGTCTTCTTTTGCGCTAGTTGTATTTGGTTGAGGTTGTTTATAGACACCAATGTCATTACCACCACCTTGCGGGTAAACAAAACCAACGTATTGGTCAGCAGGTTTATTATTTTTAGCCATGATTATTCCTGATTATTAGCACGAGCTAAGTTACGGCCTACTTTTTTCATAGCTTCTGAAGTAACAGTACTAGCGCCTTTTTTGCCTTTACCACCTTCGATACCAACCGTTGGGCCGGAATCCCCTAAATTTTTACCTTTAGTTTTGCCTTTGGACTCAATGCCATTGGCGCCTGATTTAAATGTCATAATTTATTCCTAATTAACTGTTACTGTTACTGTACCTACTTGCCCTGTTGCAATCAAGTAATTTGGCGTTAATGCTGTATCAAAACTACTTGCTCCACCTACTGGGGACCATCCCCACTGAAATTGCCTACTACCCATATCAGGAGTACCAAATCCAGATTGCGAAGTACCCCCAGTATTACTTGTTTGTATTCCATTATTACCAGATACTGTATAGCTTACATCAGGTCTTGGTTCTCGTACTGCTTGTGGGTCATTTACTGGATACAAACCAAGAGATAATTGTGGTTGATCCGGATCCCAACAAGAAGGACAAACTTTAATCTGATACAACTTAGTTTTAATTATTTCCTTCTTTAATTCCTTAAGCATATACCGCTGCGCACACCTATCGCACTCAGCAATTGCCCATTTACCTGAAGCATATTTTGATGGCATTTAATACCTTAATAAAATAGTACTCTAGGTACAAATCTAATAGCCGCTTTTTCTCTATCTTCATCTGATGCTAATTGCCACTGCTGTTCGTAATCGCCTTTTAACATCATAATACGACTAGGATCAACGCCTTGTATCTTAACAGCTAAATTATAAGCCAATCCAGCCACCATAGCGGTAACTAAACGAAATGGAATGTCCTCAATATTTGAACCGTTTCCGGCATCTTGCATACGACGTAGGCGGTAGTACACAAATGTATACTGATTACCTGGAGAATTAGGAGTAGGCCAAACATTAATACAAGGCAGGTTATTTACATATACGCTATCTAGTGCATTGTGTGGGGCTGCTACTGTACCGTTTTGACCACGCCAAGCGTTCAGAATCTGATTTCCAACAATGTTTTGGTATCCAATAGTCTCTGTAACACCAGCTGTTGTAATGTTAATAAAGCCCTGTGTAGGAAGCTTAGAAGCATCTGTGAGGGTTATAGTTGTATCTGTGGCAGATATGGGATACCCAGTAGCGATGGTAGTGGCTGGAAGGGCTGGAATGTTACCTGATTGGCGGTTTACATAGACTTGAATTGGACGACCATTAGCGTTCTTATTAGGAATCGTAATGTAGGTAGACTCTGAAATCCGAGTAATATTAATGTCAATCTGGTTGTTGCCTTGCCCATTATTAGTACGAACTACGGTATCTAGTAGGTCAATGGTATCCACAGGAATAGGGTAAATAGCCTGTCCTGTATTCATAACGATCTGCTGCTGCTCTACTGTCCATAAGTTAATACCTCTATTAGCCCACTCAATAGTAAGCAGGTTGAGGCTTCGCCGCGCTGTGCGTAGGTCATATCCAGTACGTAGTTCTTTTCCGCAACGCTCAAATGCCTCTTCGACTAAGTCGTTGAGGTTTAAGTTAAATATGCTTAATCCAGAAGTGGAAGCTGTAGTTGCCATTACTTAACCTTCTTTGCAGTTTTCTTAGGAACTGGTTTCTTTACTGCTGGTTTAGTTGTAGTTTTTTTAAGCGTTGGTTTACGCTTTGCTTTTGGGGCTTGTTCTACCGGAAAAGGCCATGCTTCAATTTTTGGGGTTTTATCCTCAAATTTACTTAATGCCCATTCTAAAATCTTCTTAATCATTTTGTTCCCACATTATTCCGAGTCGTACGATTAATAGGTCTATAACAAAAAAGCTTTCGTCGCCGTCATCTACAATCTCAAACCCAAGCGAAACGCCTTTGATAAGATGTAGAAAAATAGCCCAACTCACTTTTTAAACCCTTTTAAGGTTTCCGCCAGTCTAGCCCGCTTACCCACCTTGCCGGGCTTTTTTGCAGCTGCAGCTAATTTAGCTGACGGAATCGGTTTACCGGCTTTAGCGCCTAATTCTTTACGTAAGGCACCGGGTTTCTTAATTGCGTCGGCAATCCAGTTTTTCTTTACAGCGCCACCTTCAGCATATTGGGTAAAGTCAGTATTATCCCGGCGTTTTTTAACTACCGGTTTACCCATTTTAGAAGGGGCAATATCACCCATACCACGACTTGGTCTCAATTTAGCACCATGTACCTTTGGTTTTGCCTTTAGAAGCAATACCGTCAGCACGACTAGAAGCTGAACCGCCTTTAGCCATTTTCTTAGCAGCTTTACCGCCACCGCACATACCGCCTTTAGCCATTTTAGTAGCGCCAAATTCTTTTGGACCTACTGTAGCCATTTGAGCATCGCCTAAGTTTTTACCTTTAGTCATGCCACGTTTTTGAACAGCCGATTCACCAAACTTAGTTAATTTGTTTGATCCTTTTTCTACATCCATAGACATAGTTTTTGGTCCCATAGTTTCTTTCATAGCAACTCCGCCTTTTTTAAGTGAGATTTTAGTACCTTTACCGCCTTTGTGTTCTTGAGCATCATGCTCTTTAAACGCTTTTTTAATCATAGCAACATCTTGTTTTTTATCCGCTGCTTCTTCTTTACGGTCATCAACCTTAGATTCTTTTTCCATATTATTTCCTTACTTTACGAATTTTTCAAATAACGCTACAATTAAACCACCAAATAAAACTGCAATTACATTAAATACAGTATGCATGGTTCTTCTACTAGCGGTTTGTTCTCCAAGTAGTCTTTGTATTTCGGCTAGACATTTTTTAACTTCTTCCATGTCTTTAACAAGTTTGTCCATATCTGCCTGTAAATGCTCAATATCATTAGCATGTGTTGCCAACTCTCTGGCAGTTTCGATTGGGTTAATATTGTTCATTTAGAGCCACATTTCCAGCGCTTTAAACTAGCAGCCTTACGGGTAGGTTTGCCATTTTCGTCTTTCATTGGCCCGGGCATACCCGACATACGTGCGCAGAACGACTTCTTCCTAGCCCCACCTTCAGGCTGTGGAGCCTTTAGATTAGAGCCTGTTTTTGCATTATATTTCTTGCGGCCTTTTTCAGTGAGACCAGCCCCTTTCGAGACTGGAAGTTTCTCACCACGCCCAACTGCAAGAGAAGGAGTCTTCTTAGCCATATTGAACTGTTTGGTAAGTAATATTACTTACATTAACATAAAGACCGTTATTAACTAACATACCTTCGCCTTGAAATAATACTTGGAAAGGTTGAACTGCGGTACCTGTATTGTAACTAGTTAGCCATTTATTTGGGTAAACACTATTTGTATTAGCAATAGCATTAGAAACATAAGCGCAAGCCGTAGCAGTGCCGATAGTACCAGTATTAATATCAGTAATAGTAAATGTATCTACAGTAAGTTTAGTAATTACGTAATTTCCAGCCGTAGCAGAAACACTAGATAGCGCAGAAAAAGTAATACCAATAGCTTGCCCCGTCAACAATCCGTGTGCTGTAGAAGTTACTGTAACTGTATATCCAGAACGTGTATACGTACCAGTAGTTACAGGAGCTATATTGGTATCAAATACGTCAATACCACCAGCAGTACCAGTACCTTGATACACTAAGTTTTTAAGGCGTAAACGCCCCGATACCATAAAACCAGAACCGCTATTATGTGAGCCTTTTACGTCATATTGCATTGTCATAATTAATCTCCTAAAGATTTAAGTTGGGGCCGTAGCCCCGTGGGATTAATTAGACTACTTCAACGCCAGTATCGTATACGTTATAGTGAAGGAATCCAGTAATTGATCCAACGCCAGAAGTATTAGAGGCAGAAGTAACAACAACTAAATTAGTTGCATTAGCTACGTTACCTAAAGAGGCGCCGCCGGTTGCAGCACCAACAGCTACTACACCACGAGAAACTGCAGCATTAGATAATAAACCTGTTGGAACGTTTGTCCCAAGAGTAGGGGTTTGGCCTGCGCCTACACCAGATAATGGAGTAAAGCCCATATTAACAGTGCCAGATGTACCAGCCGTACTAACAGTAATTGAAGTAACTACTGCATTAGCTGGAAGAACAAGGGCTTCACCGCCAGAAATATTAGTTACATTTGCTGTTGCTGCTGCATTAGCTATATAAAAAGGCGTATACATACCCATTGAACCTGCTTGAGCAGTACGAGTTGAATCACCACCTGTTGAGCGCCAAACGCTCGAAGTTGTTGCTGTTGCCATAATAAATTGTCCTTACATACAAGATAAACCTATTAATCGGTATGTCGTCTGCCGGGAGCAGTTTAATAGGCCGGATTCCCGGTTTAATTGATATTACTACAAATATGCGGAAATGCAAGTAATTAAAAGAAAAAACCCCGCCTTTTGAGCGGGGTCTAAAGTCGTGGACTTTAAGGTATTAGGCTCCAGCGGAACCGTACATACCGAGGGGATCAGACCAACCGAAAGAATAACGCTCACGAGACTTGTAACGAACGTTACCTGTATCGAAATCGCCGTCCATAGACTGGCTGAGTGGGGTACGAACAAAGTGTTTCATACCATTTGGAACATCAGTTGTCAAGAACCATGCGTTTGTATCTGTCAAGAAATGGTTAATTGTGTAACCTTCTGAAACAGAACCGTTGTTCTTGAGTGCGTTGATGTCATTGTCGTTTGTACCAACACGGAGTTCTGTCTCGAGCAAACGAGTAGCAACGAACTGGAGTGAAGGTGGAACGATCAATTTCTTAGGTTTAGCAGCAATTAACAGACCACGTTCATCAGTCCACAGGGAGATTTGAATTACAGCGGCTTCCAAAGAAGTCTCATTCAAGTCGGCTGGGGTTGAAGGAATGTTGCTGTTAGTACCACCAGAAACCAAAGGATGTGCAGCGGAGAACAATGCTACGCCGTCACCACCAGTGTAAGAAGAGCTAAAACCGTTGTTTAATACGGCAGCAGCTTTTACTTGCTTGGTGTATGCCATAGCACGAGCCAAAGCCTTGGTGTAACGAGCGGATAACGAGTCATACAAGTTATCTTCGATAGCTTCTTCAGTCAAGCTGAAGCCCAAAGCGATTGTTTCGTGGTTGTAGCGTGCAGTCCATGCTTCTTGTGCATTGTCATACGCGATGGCTGAGCCTTCGTTTTTGACTGGAGCAGCGCTGAAGCCTGACAGTTTGGTTTCTTCTTCAAAAGAACGCTCAGAAGTCTCTGTTTCGTAGATTTCTTTATGTTCTTCACCGTAGCGAGCGTACTCGAGACCGAATAATGCATTCAATCCTGGGAGCAACTCTTTCAGTAGTTGTGCGCGTGAAATAGCCATTTATAGCTCCTTAAGCTGTGTAATCAACGCCGGTAAGGGCAGTTAACTGAGGATTGTTGATCTTAACGAGTACTTCTGGATAGAAGACCGTGCCGGTTGCATTTGCGTAAGCAGTGTCAGGAACAACAGCTACTACACGGAAAGGCAATGTTGTTGCATTACCAAGAGCATTGCCTGGCAATACTACAGAAGAGCCAGAATCGCCTGTGGTTGTTGAACCTGCGCCGTACGCTGTTGCTACGTTAGTACCAACGATTGTGATGTTAGCGCCTGTTACTACGCTTGTGTTGCCTGTAGTTGTTACAGCTACTTTAAATTCAGCAGTTGGATCTACTACAACATAAGCGATTGGGTTTGTTACACCAGAACCTGGGTAGTATTGTGCTTGAACAGTTTGACCTGAAGAATTCACATACTGACAACCAACAAAAGTACCAATAATAGTACCTGAAGTAGTTGCGCCAGACAGAGAGATTGTGCCACCTGCGACTAATTTGACTGTATCGCCGTTATAGATTGCAGTTCCTGTTGTAAGTGGATATTGAAGCGTCGCACCTGCATAAGGAATGCCGTCAAAACGGTTATAAGCTTTAAAGCCGTAGGGAGCTGAGATGGTTGGATAAGCCATTATAAAACTCCTAAATTAAAATTAATTACCTTTACCAAAGGAACTTGAAGATTTCCGCTCTTGGAAGATTGGCATCCGTGGGTCACTTTGGCGCATTAAATTATTGTCTACAGCATCCGTTTGAGCTTGTGTTTGCTTATCGTAATGGGCATTACGTTGTTCTACAAATTCAATAGGAGTCTTGCAAAGCAATAATCCGCCGATCTCAATGTTGTCTTTAAAACGACTTTGAGGGTCGACTAACAGTTGGAATTTTGGTTGTTCTTCAATCCTTACTGGCTCCCAACCTTCTCGCAATTTAGCGGATAAGTTGCGTGGATCAGCTTGATTTAGGGTTGCGACACGAATCCAACGATAAGCAAAGCCAGCCTCTTTGTCAGGCTCGGGGAGTAACTCAGCAGGTGCCCACTGTTTAGGGCGCTCTTGGGTTTCACGGCTTTCCAGCTCACGTTTAAGTCTATTTTTTACTTCAGCCATTCTGGGCCTCCAGTTTTGTAAGTTCACGGGCGTACTGCTCAGGTGTTAATCCTAGTTTTTTAGCTAGGGCAACTTGCGTATTACTCAACCTAATTTTTTTAGGCGAAGTACTGCGCGATGCTGGCGCTACTACCGTACTTGCTCTAGGTTTCGAAGTTTTCTGTGGTTCTTCTGCCCTAACTTTTTCAGTCTCAGTGTCTTGATCGTCTTCAAAACTTTCTGGGAACCGACGACGCATTGTTTTATCAATAGTGTCGTAATACTCATCCGAACCGATAGATACACCGTTTCGTTTTAACTTCTCGTGCAATCCTAGAGCTAATGAGGTCATTTCTTCGTCTTGACCAAACCACTCATTTTTTTCTTGCCAGTCGACAGCTTTGTTGTCGGGCCTAGGAATAGATTGCTGTTGTGGCATTTGTACCACATTTTCATCATCTTCGGCAGGTTTTTTATAAATTGGGTTGTAATTGTCCAATTTATCGACCTTGATCTTAGCCATCGTGAGCTTTTCTTGCGCATCAACCAGCTTTTCAGAATCACCGGCGTCATAAGCGTCACGGTACTCTTTTTTAGCTGCTTCAAGCTCTTGAACTGCTGAGTGTTTAGCTACACCAACGTATTCCTGTTCTCCACTAGAAAGTTTGGTTTTAAGCTGTTTGTTCTCTTCAGCTAATTTTGAGGCAATCCGTACTGCTTCATGGCGCTCTCTATCTGCTGCTTCTTTTGCACGGCGTTCATCATGCCAAACCTTTTTCATCTTAATAAGCTTGTCTTTGGCTTCTACGCTGTACTGATCTAACTCATCAGCATCTAGTTTAAGCTTTTTAACTTCTTCTTCAGATACGGGTTGGCGGTTACGATCCTTTGGTGGGGTATCGTCTTCGATTTCTATTTCAAAATCGGGACCTGCTTCGACTTCTACCGATACTTTGGCTTCTTTCTCATCAGGAAATTCAAATACTTCTTGATCCATGAACTACTCCTTAAACGAATTTACGTGAGATGCCGCGAGGGTCTTGAACTACAGCCTCTACGGAGTCATCGTTGATAATTCTGAATTCACGACCATGAATTACTAGCCGTGTACCAGCGTTGGGACGGGTTAAAATGAAATCACCTTGCTTGCACCAAGGACCAGTAGGGAACCTACTAGCGTCTTTAAAACAATCAGGACCCATAGCAACCACAAAAAGCACGGTTGTTAATAGTTCGTCATGTCGCATGGTTTCGTCAGATTTGAGAATGCCGCTGTCATAAGTTTCTTCCGCTTCCGGAATGGCACATAACATTCTGTATCCCGTTGGTTCTGGGAGTTGCTTTGCTTTGTCTTCTGCTGCTTTGTGCATGATTGCACTTAAATCTACTGCTTGTGATAAATCTAGGTTATTCATCGTCAGAATGTTCCAAGTTTTTACGTAGGTCTAATATATTGAGACGTGCGGTTAGCAGACCCTGTATCTCACCACACTTCTTTTGGTAGTCGGCAAAATCAATTGCATTACCTTTACCTAGGGATTCCTGTAGAATCTCCACCTTTTCATCTATTTGGCGTAATAGATGGTTCAGTCCTTTTTCAAGCATTATTCACCTTTCTTTTGGTTTCCTTGCTTATTTTGTTGGTCCATTTGCGCTTTAGTTTTTGCCACGTCCACGCCAATTTTCATACCTTCTACCTTTTGTTTGGCATCAAGTACTGCTTTATCGTTTTGTGTTTTAGCACCAATCTGCATACCCGCAATTTCTTTTTGGGCAGCAATACGCATTTTCTCAACTTCAATTTGGTCAGACTTACCGGCAGCATCAGCCATAAGTTTTTTCTGTTTAATTTGTAACTCTTGTTGTTTAAGTTGTAGCTCTTGTTGTTGCATTTGAACAATCGGATCTTGTGCAGCTTGTTGTGCTGCCTGAGCAGCTTGAGCCGTTTTGTTTTGTCCAAGTAACTTAACAGAAGCATCCGCAGCTAAACGAGAAATTTGTAGTTCAGCTTCTGGAGGTAAGGCGTAGTCTTCGTCCGCATTGTCGTTGTACGGAATAGGTACACCAATTGTTTCTTCCATCTGTTTACGATACTCATAACCTAAGTGCTCGTTAATATGTGCCATAAGTGCGGCTTGCATAATCGGAGCTTGCGGATTACCTTGTAGTAAAGACTGGATCTTAGGATCATGCATAACAGCCATGTGACACTTGATATGCGCCTCGTGGTCCTGTGCAATAAATGCCTTAAGGGGTTTGCCCTTCAGAACACTCATATTCTCTGTAATTGGATCCTGCGGCTTTTGATCCCCATCCATTGGCACAAGCTTAGACGCGTTTTTGATTCCGAGGACGTCAAGCATTTGTCTATGAAGTAACGGTAAGTTATAGAGTTGCGGCGCTTGCGCAGCCAACTGCAAGACAGCTTGGTATTGCACGATCTTTTGCGCCATCGTAGCTGCATTAGGATCCGAGACCGGTATGACTTCGCAGTTGTCGTAGTCAGACTTTTTAGCTTTTGGTGACCCTTCAACAGGTTCATACGAATACTCATCTGGTGTGTACTCCGCAATAATTCTTTTTAAAAGTTTGAACTCTTGTTTCATTGAGTAGTGAATACGTGCTTGAATAGCCGACATCACTTTTAACGTACGCTCTAAAATTGCCAAGGTTGTACCGACAGGGGCATTAGCGCTCATATCAGAAATTTGCATATCACTAGCAGAAGCAAATGATTTACCTTCAGCAATAATCTTATCTAGCAGACCCGCAAGAACCAATGAAGGTTCTTTATACGGAAGGGTCATTATGTTATCTTTCATAACTCCGCTTGGTACATCTACATCACGGAATTCGCCGGGAGCTATCGGTGTATCATCTCCTTTGACACGCAATCCACGGGCCTTAAAGCCACCTGGCAAGTTGCTAAGTGATCCAGCGTCAACAAGCTGACGGAGGATGGAAGTGCCCGATTTAGCAAATGCACCGATGAGATGAATAAGACCAAAGCAATAGAACCCAAAACCGGGTATATAGCCATAGTGAACAAAGTGCTGACGCTTCTGATGAGTTTCATCTTCTGGGTCCCAATTTCGTCTAATTGCAAGAACGGTCATACTACCTTTTTCGATAGTCACTACGTACGGCAATGCTATGCCTGTAGGTTCCCCGTCCTCATCCATATGCCCGTAACCGGGTAAATCCAAGTTAACGTGCATCTCAAGAACCTTGAAGCGATCATCGCTAGTGGCTCTAAATCCGAGTTTCTCGGCAATCTTTTTCTCAACTTCATCTAATACATTATCAGGCGTACCTAAATCTACATCACAGTAAAAACCTGATACTTGTAGACGACGTAATTCATTTTCTGTTTTACGCATTACGTGGGTGATACGTTCTGCAGACTCTAAGCTAGATGCCCCGTAAGGGACAACAATATCTTCAGCCGGAACAAACATCGACACCTGACGATCTAACGCAGGGTCAATATAAACCTTCTTAAACGCATTACCAGCTAGGCCCAAGCCCCAGAGCATACGCTCATGTTCAGGACGGTATTCTTGCATACGGTCTGTTAGTTGGTAGTTCATGTCATCTTGAACACGCTCAGCAGATTCTTTTTTCTCTGGAGTTTCTTTACCAATAATTTGTGTCTTAACAGGACCTGCCGCAGGAAAGGTTGCCATCATTGTTTCAGATTGAAATTTAACTAGGGCCTCACTTAAGATAGGGTGATATACACCGCAAGCACCAGGCCAAGGCTCAATACGTTCTTCAATTTTCATACCTAGAAGCTCTAAACCATCTACATATGTTTGAATCCAATCTTTACGAGAAGCAACGTCAGACTCATAGTCACCAATTAAATCCCCAACTACTTGCGCTAAGTCGCCTTGGTTCATGTACTCAGCTAAGTTTGCATCAAAGTCCTCATCAGAAGGTTCTTTGTCTTCTGCTTCAAGGTTAATCTCTACCCCATCTACACCGATCTTAACGGCTTCTGGATCTTCGATCTCAATCTCAATATCCGGCTCTTGTGCTGCTAGAGCTTCTAAACCCTGTGGGGCTGCATACAAACCTTTTTCAATTGCCATAATTATTTCCTAAGTGTTGCTCTATTTGTTTTGGGGTCGTACTTTAATTCATCTGCCTTCTTGCCAGTACGTTTTGTAGCTCGATCTAATGCGCGTTGCTCAGCCGTCATTGAGTCGCGTCTTTTTCCTTCTGCCGTCAAGGTTTTACCATCTGGTGCTAACTGTCCACGCTTTTGCAGGATACCAATAGCTAGTTCTTCAGATCCGACTTGCGCCGCTAATCTTTTTACTAATTGGTTTTTTCCCATAAATTTCTGTGTGGTCATACGTTGTAATACCCTCTGTTACGTCTACTCTTAAACTCTAATACTTCATCTTCTTCATCAGAAGCCAACCGAATAAAGCCACCTTTACGGTAGCGCAGTAAAGCTTGAGACATACTATCTACCAAGTCGTCATGCTCTCCAGAGGGGAAACTTGCCACCTCTTCTACCAATTCTTCTGCCCAATGCGTATTTGGTACCCATACATGACCAGACGCAAAAATATCCGCAACGGCATTTAATCTCGCGATTTTATCATTACCTCTGCTAGGAGTATACTCTTGGACCGGAATTCCCATAGCTCTTAGCTCAAAAACTAGTGGAGCACCCGAAGCTTTAGCTTCTACAATGAGCGCATCAGGCTCCCATTCCTTGTATTCGTGATATGCCCGTTGTTTTAGTTCTGGAAACTCCATGCGTTGCTTAAAGCAGTTTAGAAGAATGATATTAGCTTGATCTCTTCCAGTTGAATCTGGTCTATAAAACACACCCCAAGTAGTACACGCACTATAGTCGCTGCGTTCTGTCTTTAAAAACGCTGTATCCCAAGACTGAATAAGAAACTCACAGTAAGGAGGGTCTTCTTGCTCCCAAACCTTCCACCATTCACGTTTTATGATGGCATTTACGTCTGAGGTTGGCTGCTGCATGTACTGAGCCATCCATTTTCCATTAGGAAGTTCAGCATGTAGGGCTTCTAACTCTAGTTTTGACCAAAATTCAGGCCAAAGTGGCTTTCCAGAGGGCAAAATAGCAGGAAATTCAATAACTTCCCAGTCTTCTCCGCTTCTTTGGGCTGCAGATTTCAATACTTGACCCGTTAAATCCCGTTTTGACCACCGAGTCATAACAATTACGATAGCACCACCCGGTTGTAAACGCTGACGAGGGCCTGATGTGTACCATTCGTGGGTTTTATCGTAGACTTCTGGGTTTGTTTCGGCTATAGTAGCCTCTTGCTCAGAATGGGGATCATCAATGATGAGAAGATCAGCGCCTTTACCAGTAACAGCACCACCCACACCAATAGCAAAGTAATCACCACCCTTATTAGTAGCCCAACGACCTGCCGCTTTCGAGTCGGATTGTAGAGCCACGTCAGGAAATATATCTTTATAGACATCAGAGTCCACCAAATTTCGAACTTTACGTCCAAATCCCACCGCAAGTTCAGCAGTGTGAGAGGTTTGAATAACTTTTTTACCAGGAAATTTGCCCAAGAACCAGGCCGGAAGTAAGTAAGAAGCAAATTCGGACTTAGTATGACGAGGAGGCATATTAATAATAAGCCGTTTACATTCTCCACGGGCTACCCTTTCAAACGCTTGTGCCATCTTGACGTGATGACGACCATGAATAAAATTAGGCCATACGTAATTAACGTAGGTCATGAAACTATCTTTGGCTTCTTCTTGTGCTGTGATGTCACTGCGCTCTTCCAATAGCTTACCGATCTTGGCTCGCACTTCTGGGGGCAGCTTATCTTTATTTGCTTGCAGGAGTTTTAGTTTCTCAGGGTTTATCAAAATCTTCTACCACTTCGTTTTCATCTAACCGCACTAGGTCTTCTGGTCTTACTTTAAGTAGTTCTTCTTCAGGTTTTGGAATCCCCAGCTCTTCGTCGCTCATTTCCAACAATGACCGCTCTTTTATAACTTCATCTAGCTCGTTATCTACTTCGGCTGGAACTACATCACCAAGATACTTCTCAAGGATTTGGCTTAGCTCTGCGTCTACGTCTTCGACGTTTCTGTGTTTAACATCGACCTCTATGCGTTCTATAAACAGCCCGACTGATCCAACTTTACCTAGCAGCTCAAGGGCTTTTAGCCTGATTCTAGCGTCTTCATCTATTGTTTCTAAAAGAAGTTTGTTGGTGACATAGGAGCGGAGGCGACTAGAGACGTTTAACAAGTCCCTATCATATTCGGAGAGTATCGCTTCTAAATGTACTAGCGCTCCCGCATTCTTTTCCGTGACTTTAAGTGGTGCGTTACCCGCAGCTGCACCTCGGGCTTTGACCCTGTCGTCTTCGGTTATTTCTACCTCACCGCCAAGGGCGATGATTTCTTTAATTGTCTCTACTGCAGCTTTGGCTCTGTCTCTAAATAGTTCGATTTCTTCCGGTGTCGTGTCGAAAGGAAAAGGTATTCCAGATTCTGGCTCAATCACTATAGGCATTCGTTAGCCCCGTATAGTTTTCATTGGTTGGAGTGTAACACGGTTTTTATTTTTTCTTCGTGATGATGTATTCGGTGGCAATTAGCGCAGAGAACTATGCACTTCTTTATTTCCTCGTAGGCTTTTTTAAACTGCTTATTGCCTAGAAGTTTATGTATGTTGTATTCTTTTTCTTCTGGGTTTTCATGGTGGAAGTCAAGGGCAGCTGTATGAGAAAATCCGCATTTGGTGCAGCTGAGAGTTGCTTTGAACTCGTCCCATTTTTGTTTATGCTTTGCTTTATTTGCCGTGTTTAGTATTAGCGTTTTTTCTTTATTTGCTAGGTAGTACTTACGGCTGTACTCTTGATGTTTCTTTTTTCTTATGCTCTCGTCTTTGTATGGCATCAGGTTGTACCTTATATTTCCAATAGATAGCGTTTTTAAAAGACCACGGGTTCCCAGGAGTATATACACGAAAGCCACAAGAAATCAAGGAGTTTGCAGAGGGTGGGTTATTTGTTGTATCGGTAATAAGCCAATTCCAATTTAATTTACGTGCTTGGGCTTGTCTAACTTTGATAAGGCGCTTTTGAAGTCCATGTCCAGTAAAGCCGTCTAGTACCCCAGCCCTACATAAGTAGCCTGTATCTGTCCATCGAGTCGAGCGGACCAAGCCCGCAAAGCCGACAGGCTTTCCGCATTCTGCATATGCAACCCACCAATGACCCCGATCCGTCTGGTACGGCGTATCCTCCGGCAGTATTTTCCTTTGGAGAAAAGTTAGTGTGGTTTGATTGGCTGGAACCCGTAGGTCCACTTTCTTTATCTTGAATTTTGGTGCCTCCATACTAACCCCTTGAAGTTGAAACTTATTTTAGCCTGTTTTTTGTGTCAGGCGGGTGTTGTTTTTTGGAGACTATTGGGGGCCAAAGCCCCCTGGTATTACTTAGTTTTTTGGAATTGCTTGAGGCTAGAGATAATGGAATCAATCCAGAAATCATTAACCTGCTTAACCTGAGCTGCTAGTTCTTGCAATTTCTTATCTGTATCTTTAAATAAATCAAACATGGTTTTTCCTTTTAAGTTGTGTTACATGTAACGCGTTTTGGTTGCGTTTTGTATATTATACGATACATTTTGTTGCAGTGCAATATATTTCCCGTTCGGGAAGATTTAGTTGTTTTTGCTTATTTTTTAGGCATTTATTCCCGTTCGGGAAACTTTTTGTTTTTCCCTGTAGATTTAATTATTTTGTTTTTACAGGGAAATTTACTTTGTTTTTTTATACATATAGGTATCAATATGTATAGCGTTTTAGTACTTAGGGGTATCATTTTTATTAAAGTTTCATGCACTTTATGCCGGTCGATGTCACATGTTTGCACGGGTTTTTTATTTGTAATCATAGGGTTACAGCATTCTTTTTTTGAGGTGGTTTTATAAAAAATATATACCCCCCGGGGGTGTTTGCACAGAAACATAAGGGGCCTTGTTCTAAGGGAAAACCCTAGGTACGTCTTGGCGGAAATTTATACCCCCTCCCCCGTTTAAAAAATCATAATCGTTTGAGCAAAATACAGCACAAGGTGCGAGCGGGTCCCATCATATCCATAATGGGGTGGTGGGGGTCAAGGAATAGGGGTTCGCCAAATACTGTCTGACAGTACGGGAAAATCAAATACCCCTTGACACAGGGCTAAGGTACAGGCACAATAGAGTCATCGGTTCGGGACATATTGTTTACGACGATATCCTTACAAGGAGTTTTAAAATGACTGTTAAATTAACTGTTCAAGAAGCATTGGCTCAATCTGTTGCAAACAACATCTTGACCGCAAGTAACGCAACACAGGCTATCGACAAGGACTGTCAAGCTATCCGCAAGGCACGCAAGAATAAGCCTTTAGGTACTGTCAAGAATGGTTGCGCCGTAATGATCCGTTTTGTAGAGGTATTGAGCAAAGCGGGTAAGGCTGAACAAACTGTCAAGAACTTAGCGACAGCGTTTCGCAAGGCAGTAAATGACGGCGTGCCATTCAGTATGAATGCATACCGCAAACCCGTAGCAAAGGGCGCACAGACTAGCCCTAAAGCAAAGGGCGCAAAGGTAGCTAGTGTGAACTTTAAGGGCGACGCAAGCGTTGATGACATTGTCAAGGGTTTACGCAACTTGTTTAATAAGTTCAAGACTGATGACAAGACCGCAACTCTAGCCAGCTTCTTACTTGATGGATTAGATGAGTACGAAGAGAGCAAGTAATACCCGAGCAGTCAAGACCCCGCCTAATAAGCGGGGTTTTTTTTCGCCCTAAAATAGGGCAGGAACTGGTGTCATCTAGGTCGGCGAAGCCGACAGGTTTAAATTCTTTTTGCTCTTGCTTTTTCTTTTTGAAGGGCGTGATGAACAAGGTCAGCGAGGGTGCGGGCGAAGTCGGCGAGGCGCAACTAATAGGGTAAACCCTAACGAAATACTGTCTGACAGTACGAAACCAACTTTGTTCACTGTGTTCACTCATGTTCACTGGTGAGTGAACAGACTTTTGGTGCGATGCAACACTCGCAAACCCTTGTTTTATATACTCTTTCTTTCTTTTATTTATTATAATATTTAGTAGTGTTCACTTGTTCACTCACTTTTGAAATGTATGAAGGGTAAAATTTCCTGAGCCTTTACATTGTTAAGTTTGATACTGTCTGACAGTACGGCAGAAAGACCCTTTTCTTAGGTGTCATACTTTTGTTCACGAGTGAACATGACCCATTAAACTCTCGTAACCTATTGAATCCACAAGTAAATACCTTGTTCCTAAGCGAGTGAACATTGGTGAACAAAACCCCCAAACGAGTGAACAAAGTAGGCGAAGCCTTAACACAGTAAAGGGAGAGGAGAAATAAAAAAAGATGTTTTGAGTTTCTCGAGTGAACAAATCCCCCAAACATGAAACCAGTTTTTACAAGAAGCCCACCAACTGCACAACCCCACCGAACCCGAATACCGACCTGATTAAACCCGAGTAACCGAAAGACCCTATTGACACAGCCTTGACATAGCGGTATAATAGAGGGGTAGAGTCGAGTTGAGTCAAGGGACACAACAAAACCAAATACTGTCGGACAGTATTAGAAGCGGGAAACACCACGATTAAGTTCACGGGTGCAACGGGTAGGTAGCTACCCCAACAAGCTTTTAATCCTTGCCTCAATAGTATCGTTCTTTAAAAATTAGTTAAATGCTTAGCGGTGCGGGGGAATACAGACCCCAAACCAATGCTGAGTGCAGAGTAGGCGTAGCCTGAGTGTACGGCGAGCAGTATCTCTGCGGGTGTAATAAGTAATGGGAATGGGTAGGTTTTACTAAACCAACCGAAAAGGCGAAATACTGTCAGACAGTATCAGACCCTTAAAAACCTAACCCTTCCAACCACACTTTACTTATCCACCCCATGCCCTTAACCTCTAACAAGAACTGCGACAAACTAGCAGAGGGCAAACAAACAAAGAGCGTTTTGAGGTCAGGTTAGAAATAGCCTGACTGATTGAGCGTTTTTAAAAGGAGGTAGAAATGAAGGAGATGTTATTAGTATGGCTTTGGGCAGTCATAGGGGTTTTTACCTATGTACTTTTTATGTGGACTTTGAAATTATTGGAGGTGTTATGAAAAATATGTGTAGGTGTTGTGGAGATGAGTACCCTATTGGTAGGTGGGAACTAGGCTATAAGTTTTGCCTAGACTGTGGGGTAGATATAGCAAAATCGGTGGCAGAGGGATTTACAGTAGCACCACTAAACAAATCAAACTACTACTATATCCACGACCCAAAAACCCTAAAAGAACTTAACCCTAAGAGGACAACATGAAAAAAGGTAACGACAACAAGGCTCTAATTAAAAAGATGTTGGGAGATACGCTTGATGAGACTTTTGTACTTAGCGCCATCGAGATGTACTGCAACGAGATACTGTCAGACAGTACGGATTGGGGTAATAAATCCCTCATCAATCAAACCCTATGGCAGACGATAGCAAGTCAGAACCTAGCAATTATGGAGGAACACTACAAATGAGAGGGTACACGCAAAAGGAACGGCTAACAGTCGAACCAGTAATGACCCTCGAACAGATTGCTGACATTATGGGCATGAGTCGGGAAAGGGTGCGTCAGATAGAAGCAAGTGCATTGGGCAAGTGCCACAAGATACTACGCAGAAAGGGTTATTCCCCCGAGGATTTCTTTTCAGCCCTTAAATACACTAAACCTATCAAACCAAGCGAAACAGGCGAAGCAAGTGAATACGAACTGATGTATGACAAGGAGGAAGAAGATGAGCGTAACTGAATACAGAATGGGTAAACCCAAGACCTCTAAGGATAAACCCTTAAAGACAATTAGACAGAACTCACCCAATGAGCCAATGGAACTAACGGCTAAATTGGCGAAGGCGGACACGGCGCAAGCTAAGCGGGAACTGGTGTCGCTCGATATGGGTGGGCTTTTTTATGCGTTTGGGGAAAAGCGTAGGGCATGGCAAGGGTGGTTAAGTTATCAAGAAAACATGGGAGAAGAAAATGGCACTAAAACGACTAAATAAAAGTAACAAGAAACAAACGGCTAAGTGGGCTTACTTGGGGGAAACAGACCCCGCACAGTTTATCCACAGCAACAAGACCCATCGGACTGTAAGCGAAGCGTTTAGAGATGCTGAGTATGCACAGTCTTTTTGGAAAAGTAAGACCGACTGGGAAGAAGCGGTTGAGTTCATAGAGTTAGCGGTTATTGGTGGTATGTGGACTCTAGTAGTAGGTGGTGCAGTTTTAGCAGTTCTGTATTGGTTAGCCAAGCCATTACTTGGCGGGTAGTAAACGACATACTGTCAGACAGTATTTAACAACATCTTTTAAATTAGGAGAATCAAAATGAGTTTAGATATGTACAAGCACTTTAAAGAACGTTACGACAATACCAAGCCCATTCGTGGCAGAGCAGTAGAGTGCAAACCAATCGCCAAGCGAGCACGAGATTGGGAACAAGTAGTTAAGCGCTATGTAGTAGAAGACGGCGCACTTGAGACGGAAGGTGTAATGGCATACGGCGCACACCTATACCAAACCGACTGCGTTATGTATATGCCAAACGGAGATGTGCATATAAAGACAGGTGGGTACGCTACCCCAACAACGGCGGAGTTTATCGAAAGATATATACCTCGTGATATGCGTTGCTATAAGAAATACAATAAAGTTTGGTTGGACTACAAGGGTCAGGCTTATCCAATCGACTCGACCAAACCAACAATCCTAGCCTACAACAAGTTTATAGATACCTATGCTATCGAGAACCCACTACCAGTACATCAAAAAGTTATCGACAGAACCAAGATTAAAGAGGCTCGAGAGAAACTAAATGCGTTCCGTAACTATGCCAAGATCATGCTTAAACTTGCTGATGGGTGGTTAAGTAATGACCTAGTAGAGCTACACGCAGAGCCACATGGACAACATAGGGACTATTGGGGTCGTAGAGCATACAGGCTAGGTGATGAAGTAATGCGTAGCTATGAGATGTCAGGGTCAGTAAGTATCAAGACAGCAGAGAAAGTATACGAAGCCCTAAGCACCGAAGACGAAACGCAATTCCCTAAACTTCTTTGTCTAATCTGTTCGGGTAGTGATGCCGAGGAAAATCGAGTAGTTAAGACAGAGCAAGTAGAGCGCAAAGACTATCGAGGCAATCCGATAATGGAGACGATCACGACTAGGGAATACAAGTATAAGTACACGACTGTCGATAATCGTATCAACTTCTTTATTAAGAAAGCGTGTGATGTGTACACAACTAAGGTAGTCCCTGCGGGTAAGGTAATGACAAACCTATTATGAGTGGGTATTGACACAGGGGTAGCTTAGCTGTATAATAGTAGTATAAGTTATAAAAGTAGTAGAAGTTAGTGGGGTCGTAGCCTAATACTGTCAGACAGTATTGGGTTTTTTGTTTAGTAGGTTTGTATTTTTTAATTTTAAAACAAGGAGAAGTATATGAGTATCAAGTTCGGAAGTTCTTTATCTTTAAACGAGTTCGCCAATGCTATCGCAACTGTTGGCTCTGATGTAACCATTATCGGTCAGGGAGAGCCCGGGATTGGTAAGTCTAGTATGTTAAAGACTGTTGCCAAGCGATTCCCTGATTACGAGCTAGCCTATATCGACTGTACCTTATTAGACCTAGGTGACTTTGCCCTTCCGTATACGGAACTGGCTTCAGGGGATAGTAACTTAAAAGTTACCAAGTTCGCACCAAACGCAAGGTTTAAATTTCAATCGGGCAAGCCTGTAATCGTTATGCTTGATGAGATTGGTAAGGCTATGAAGGCGGTTAAGAATGTCCTTCTTACCTTGATGTTGGAAAAGCGTATTGGTGATGTAGCTTTACCCGAAGGCTCAATCGTGTTTGGTACAACTAACCTAGCAACTGATGGGGTAGGTGATTCGTTAGAGGCTCATGCTCGGAATCGTGTTTGCTTTGTGACTGTGCGTAAACCCCATGCTGGCTTTGGTGCTGATGGCTCACTCGATGCAGACTCTTGGGGTGCTTGGGCGGTTGAGAATGATATTGCACCTGAGATTATTGCGTGGGTTAAACAATTCCCTCATGCACTCGAGTCGTATACTGACCCTGCTCAAAAAGATAATGCGTACATCTTTAACCCAACTAAGGCGGGACAGTCAGCATTTGTAACCCCTCGGTCCTTGGAGAAAGCAAGCCATATCTCTAAGAAGCGTGCATTACTGGGTGACTCTGTAACTATCTCGGCTTTGGCGGGTACTATCGGTGAGAGTGCGGCTCGTGATATGCAAGCGTTCTTTACTGTGGTAGATAAGCTACCTACATGGGAAGCAATTATGGATAGCCCTGCAACTGCAAAAGTTCCTGATGATGCGGTAGCTAAATGTATCTTAGTGTTCTCAGCTATTACTCGTGTGGATAAGGAGTCGTTACCTAAGTGGCTTAAGTATGCAGATAGATTAGACAAAGAACTTCAAGCGTTGTTTGCTCGTAGTGTGGTGAAGTCTTCATCTAAGCAAGCTATGGCGGTGTCCAATAAAGAGTTCGTGAAGTGGGCTACTGATAACCAATGGTTGTTTTAAATACTGTCAGACAGTATTAACTAAGGAGAAACAAATGACTAAACTAACAGCAGAACAACGAGTGCAGAAGTCCCATGTGGCTTTGATGAATGACCCTAAGTATTGTTTGTACTCGGGTATCTTCATGCTCGGTAAGACGGAGGTAAGTGATGATATTCCAACGGCTTGTACTGATGGGCGCAACACTTACTATGGTCGTAAGTTTGTGGATAACATGAAAGACTCAGACTTAAAAGGTTTGATCTTGCACGAGAATCTACACAAGGCTTTCCGTCATACAACAGTATGGAAACATCTTTATAAACAACAGCCCCAACTAGCTAACATGGCGTGTGATTTTGTAATCAACTTAATGATTCATGATTCAGACCCACAAGGTAATGCTGTGACTCTACCCGAGGGCGGTTGCTTAGATGAGAAGTATCGTGGCATGGATGCGGGGGAGGTATTCAGAACTTTAATGCAACAAGCAAAACAAGGGGGTGGTAGTGGAAAAGGCGATGGTAGTGGCGAGGGCGAACAAGAGGGTGGCTCGGGCTTTGACGAACACGACTGGGAGGGTGCAGATGCCTTGTCCGAAGATGAGAAACAAACATTGGCTCGTGAAGTCGATCAAGCATTAAGACAGGGCGCACTACTAGCGGGTAAGCTAAATGGTAATGTACCACGAGAGATTACTGAGGCGATGGAAGCTAAGGTTAATTGGAAAGAAGTATTGAGAGACTTTGTATCCTCTATCTGTGCGGACAAGGATAACTCTACATGGCGCAGACCAAGCCGTAGGTGGGTAGATCAAGATATTTATATGCCTAGTTCAATCGGTGAAGCGGTAGGTCGCATTGTTATAGCGATTGATATGTCAGGGTCGATTGGGCAAGCCGAGGTCGGGCAATTCTTAGGTGAACTATTAAGTATCTGTAACCATGTTCAGCCCGAGGGTATTGACTTGATGTATTGGGACACAGAGGTATGTGCTCATGAGAAGTATGACCGAGGGGATTACGAGGCTATCCTTTCATCTACTAAACCTATGGGCGGTGGAGGTACAACTGCAAGATGTATTCCCAAGTATATCGAGGCTCACAAACTTAATCCCGAGTGTGTGATTGTCTTAACCGATGGCTATATAGATGGTTGGGGTGACTGGAAACATCCTGTCTTTTGGGGTATGACTAGCCACATGGTTGCACCTGTCGGTATTAGTGTTCGTATCGAGGGGGAATGATGGCTATTGTAAATAGAGATGATATGAAGTCTATATTAGAAGAAAGTATGGGTGCTATTTTCGAGGAGGTTTATTCCCAACATGGGCATATAGAGTATCGGTTAGAACAATGCGGTAAGTTATATCGAGTAAAAAAAACCCTGTGGGGTAATAACCTAAGACCCGAATATAAAACAGGTTGGTTAAAACTAAACGAAGCACAAGCAATTTTAAAACTAATGGAGGTAAGTGAAGATGGCACAGCCTAGAGATTTTGCAACATTGATGGTGAAGATAGATACACGCAAGAAGTTTATAGAGTCAAAGAAGAAGATGGAGGGTCAGCTAGGGGTAACTCTAACCAACTCAAACGCATTAGATATTATGTGTGACCAAATACTGTCAGACAGTACGAAGTTAACTTTAAAGTTAGTACCAATTAAACAAGGAGAATTAAAATGATTGGAAGCAACGCTATGTTAGTCGACCTCAACATCTCTATGTGGACAGGTCGCAAGATGGACAAGAAAGTATCTGAAGAAGTAGATGTAAGCAAGAGCACTAAGGCTCGTGCGGGTAACTATCACAAGAACTTATTGGCAGGGTCAGATAAGCTAGATAAGATTCAAAAGGTTGTTACTGCGGTGCGTGCATGGAACTACCAACAAACCTTACCTTGGTCAGATGGTGGCTCACGCTTACTACCTATGAAATCTTTTTTTGATTACAAGGCTACGCTTGGTAACTATGAAGCGCAGTACAACACGGCGGTAGATGAGTTCTTAGAGGAATATCCGCAACTGGTTTCATCTTCTGCGTTTACGCTTGGGGAACTTTTTGATCGTGGGGAATATCCCACAGCCGATAGCTTGCGTTCTAGGTTTGGGTTTAAGTATGTGTTCTGCCCTGTCCCTGATGCGGGTGATTTTAGAATAGATGTTGAGGAAACGGCTAAGCAAGAACTACAACAACAATACAAAGACTACTACGAAGGCAAGCTGGCTGATGCTATGAAAGATGCTTGGGATAGATTGCACAAGACCCTGACCCATCTAAGTGATCGTATGGATTACACAGATGAGAATAAAAAGAAGTTTTGGGATTCAACTATCACCAACGCAAGCGAACTCTGCGGACTTCTTACAAGTCTTAATGTGACTAATGACCCTAAGTTAGAAGCTATGCGTCAGAAGTTAGAGAAGGCTTTGGCGGGTGTAGAGCCATCACATATCAAAGAGTCCGAAGCTATCCGTAGTTCGGTTAAGTCTAAGGTAGATGAAATTCTAAATATGTTTTAAGGAGAGAGGGATGATTACTTTATTTGTGGTTGGATATATTGTTTATATGTTTGTTGGGATTATGGCTATTGGTCATTTACTTGAGAAGTATTTAAACGATGATAAAACTTGCGTTGGATGCTGGCACTTATTGTTTGGGTATGTGTGGACATTTTTACCTATAACTTTATTTTTTGATTTTAGGGGGTGAAATGGGATATCGAAGCGAAGTAGGGTTTTGTATTGAGTTTACTAAAGACCCCGAGGAGTTTGTTGCACTGATGCGAGTAGATGGTAGAGATGCGTTTAAAGACTTCTTACTTTATATGTATGTTGAAGAACTACCTAATGCCACACCCGAAGAAGAAGAGCCGTATGGGTATGTGCATTTCTATCACAATCATTGGAAGTGGTATGAGGATTCGGTTTCGGGGTTTAATGACTTAATAAACATGGCTGAGGAGTTTGATGATAAGTTTAAGGCTAAGTTCGTTAGGCTTGGAGAGGAAGCAGACGATACAGAAGAAGAATGGTATAACGACGATAACTATGAACTAGAGTATCCCTATATGATTAGATCAATAGATACAGGGGTAAAGCTAGAAAACCTAAAGAAAGTGGAGGAATAAAATGCTACAACTAAACAACATAGATAAGACACAACTAAGCGAGCCTGTTGCTCAATTCTTAAATGCAATAGAGTTAAAGCACGCAAAACTACAATACTGTCTGACAGTATCGGCAATTCAAAATCCAACCCGACCTGAGTTTTGGCAGTTAAGGTTTGAGGATACCCGCTTCCTTGGTGACTCTTCAATAGATCATGTAGGCACAGTCGAGTGGACATATGGTAGCCGTAGCGAGAAAGAATATAAGGTTACATCTCGCAGGATTCAGAATGATCGGTTTGGGCATTGGGGTAACGAGCACGCATCTCGTCGCTCTAAAGACATGAAGAAAGCCTTAAAGATTGCGGTGGAAACTATATCCCCATTTGAGTGGCACGAGATTAGTAATAAGGGCAGACGCCATGCAGAACAAGCACATGAAGGCTGGGCAAGAAAAGACCAAAAAGCCATACACCCTTTTTCTAGTGTGGGGTACGAGAAGATATACGAAGAGATTAAGTACCTTGTAGGCATGGGAATTCAATTCAAAACTCAGGAGTTTAAAAATGCGGCAGCCGGAATGGAAGCCTACGAAGAGTTCCAACGCAAGATAGCAGTAAGGGCTAAGTTCGATACAGTAATAGTGCGCCCCGATAAAGCCGTATACATTCCCGATGGTCGTGCCTTAGAAGCTAAAGAGTTTGGCGCAGTTGAGGCGCTACCTGACAATACCAGAACTGGTATCGCTCTTCTAAAACTTGTTGGTAAAGACGAGCTATTACCCGAGGTAGGATACCGTAGTGGGGAAAACACCTACTTCCTTTTGGTTTGACAAACTCAAAATAAACCGATACAATAACTATATAAATCCTAAAAATAAGGAGAAAGAGTGCGTGACCCTGACGGCTTTAATAAAGCCATAACAGAACTGTTTGAAAAGTTCCATCACCAACCATCCACTATTAGGGTGGAGTTCAAGGGCGTCAATCGTGTATCCATAGGCGGTGGTAGAAACTTTAGTGATCCTAAAATTATCGAATGTCAGCGAGAACAATTACCTAAAGAAGTATTAGAGAAGATAGCCTTGCTTGATGTAGCTGGTAAGAAGGGTGAGATTACTGGGGTAGGTAGAAAACTATGGGACACAACCTACTATGTAGATATGACCCCTCATATGTGGGATGAATTTAAAAAAGGTATTGGAAGATGAACGAGAATGATTTAAGAGATTGCTTTGCTATGTTTGGTATGGTGGGGTTAGTAATGGCTTATAAAGATAATCACCCCGAAGCAACACTAGCAGAAAGGGCATACACGATAGCAGACGCTATGCTCAAAGCCCGAACCCAAGAACCCGAAGTAGAAGAAGGAATCGTAGCAGTTAAACCAAGAAAGAGGACTACTAAATGAGAAAGATATTTATAGGAATTGGGTTAGCCGTTGTGTTGTTAAATGCCCATGCCGTAGTTAAGTGTGAGCCTGATGGTAGGGGTGGTTTATGTTGTTGGGATACTGCCGTTGATGGAATCTTTAAACCTATTGTGTGTTGATATGAACGCAAATGAGTTAGCTGGTGAATTAGAAACAGGGGCTAAACGTGCTGAAGATCATGCAACTATAGCAATTAGAGTAATTAAAGCCGCCACCATGCTACGCCAGCAACAAGAAGAAATAGAATACTGGAAAGAAATGTTTGCAAAAGCAATGAAGGAACAAGAGAAATGAACGCAAATGAACTAGCCGACCTATTAGAAGTTGACAGTTGGTACAAGCTGGTAACTAGAGAAGAAATAACCACCATGCTCCGCCAGCAAGAGGTAGAAATTGAAAGGATAACAAGTAAGTATGAAGAAATACTCCATAAACAACAAGAAAAACTAATCAAGTACGAACTACGCCATGCAGAGCAGAGAAAGCGTATTGAGGCATTGGAAAAAGAAGTTAAACATTGGCAAGATGCTTTCCATAAGGGAGTAAGGCTATGACAACACCTGAGAAGAAGGTTAAAGACAAAATTAAAAAGATATTGGAGGAACACGGTGCTTATTATTTTATGCCCGCTACTGGCGGTTATGGTAAGTCAGGTGTGCCTGACATTGTGGCTTGCTTACGTGGTAAATTCATCGGCATTGAGTGCAAGGCTAATGGCAATAAACCCACAGCATTACAAGAAAAGAATCTAACGGAGATCATGACGGTAGGCGGGTTTTCTGTATTGATTGATGAAGGTGGCATACCTATGTTTAAAAGTATGTTAGAGCAGTTAAAGACAAGCGATATACCAAGAGAAGCTGGAATTTATTTTGATTTATTAACTTCATTTAAGGAATAAAAATGCAAGACCAACAAGAAAAGACACGTCAATTAATTGAAGTGTTAGACCATGCGTTAAACCAAGCGGGATGCGGTGTATTGGATGCCCTCAATGCGGTATCTATTATGTCAACGTCTATTGCTCATAGTCTAGGGCTAGCGCAAAAAGAATACCTTGATAACCTTACATTTATGTTTGAGCAAACTAAACCCCTAAGCGATACAGCTATAACCCCAGTAGTGGAGGATGAGAATGAGTGATGGTGGCAAGGGGGATGCTCCTCGACCTTTAGGTGTACCAATGGAAGTATTTGATAAGAACTTTGAAGCTATCTTTGGAATGAAGGTGGCTAAACCTCAACCTCATATAGAACCCATCCCTTTTATGGGTATGGTGGATACAGGAGAAGACAATGCAAAGTGAAATGCTAGCAATACTAACGGCTTTCTTTTTATATCACGGAGATGCAGGATGGGGATGGTGGTTTGTGTGGGGCTTAGTCTTGTGCTTATATGGTGTGCGAGAGATCGGCAAAGCAAGGGAAAGGTTAGAGAAAGAAATTGAAGCAGAACGTAAGTATTGGGAGGGTAAGTAATGGACTTAGGGTTGACAGTAACTAAAGAAAACAAAGATGGTTCTGCCGATGCTATTGTTCGGTTTGATAAAGAGATGCTAGAAGTCTTGGTACAAGAAGGATTGTTACGGATTCTAGAAAGATATATTAAACAAGAAAAGAACGCTAGAGATGGAATCAAACTACGCAAAAAGTTAGCAAAAAAAGAAATTGATATAGATGGGAGATGTTAATGAGTGAAATGACTGTATTAAAAGAAGCCCATGCCATTATCTATGGTGATAGGGAAAAGACTTATGGGCATCCAGCTAAGAATTTAAAAACCATAGCTGTAATGTGGAACGCATACTTAAATGCCATGTCAGCTGACGACCCTGAGTTAAATGCAAAAGATGTTGCCGCTTTGATGATGCTTGTTAAGGTAGCTAGGTTTGCCAACGACCCGACTCATAGAGATAACTTAGTAGACATTTGTGGGTATGCGGCTTTAGTAGAACGGTGTGATGAAGCGCAATAGAAACTTTCGTTGGGCGGAGGTGATGCGCCATCTAGAAGGTAATCCACGAACTATAAAAGAAGTTGCTAAGTATATGGAAGTAAGGTATGAGATGGTGAGAATATACCTATACGAGTTACTAGAAGAAGGCAAGATAGAAGTATATGAGGCATATACGAAACCAATTAAGTATAGGAAGAAGAGATGAAGTTTGATACATTAGGTAAAGCAATAGTTACTATGAACGCTATTGGGATAGATTCTTTAGACATAATGATTATTCACCTAATAAAGGTAGGTCAATGGACTACTGTTGGAAATCTAGTAACTGAGTGTTTAGATATAGCATCCCCCGCTACAGTCCATAATCGGATTAAACACAAGTTAGTACCAGCAAAGATTCTAAGGCTCGAAGAAAGCAAAGAAGATGGGCGAACTAAATACGTGCATCTTGGCGAGAAGTTTAGTAAGATTGCTGACAAATTGGAGAAGCTATGAATGAGGGCGTAAAGATATTGTTAGAACGTATGAAGACTAACCCCGAGGAGTTTATTGTTAATGGTTATGCTATGGGTAGTAAGTGGGGGCAGTTGGTAGCTGAACACATTGAACATTTAAATGCAGAAGATGCCACTGCTCTTAAAGAAGGTATATCCAAAATTAAACAAGAAAACTTTACTCGAGAAGTAATGAAAGAACTGCTTGCGCCGGAGGATGATAGCTTGGGAAAGCCTTGGTATACAACCCGAACACAAGGTACGGGTTTGGCTGGAGCGACCCAAGGAGTTACATTAAATAGTGCGCTACACCCAAACACTTTACAAAATGTAACAATAACAACTGACCCACTAATAAACAAAAAATCCACAGTAAAGAAGCACCAAACCCTATTCGGAAAACTATTTAACTATTCATGAACATAATTACACTAGATTTTGAAACATACTATGCCAAAGACTTCTCACTCACAAAAGCCACTACCGAAGAATATATCCGTGATGATAGGTTTGAGGTCATTGGGGTCGCAGTCAAGGAAAACAAAGATGAAACAACATGGTTCACAGGAACGCATGGAGAAGTTAGTGATTTTCTGCATACATACGATTGGGCTAACTCTGCTTTGCTTGCTCACAATGCCTCTTTTGATGGGGCTATTCTTAGCTGGAATTTTGGCATTAAGCCTAAAGCGGTTTTCGATACTCTGTGCATGGCTAGGGCGCTTCATGGAGTGGATGCAGGTGGCAGTCTTTCAGCTTTGGTTGAACGGTATAACTTGGGTCGGAAGGGTACAGAAGTACTGGATGCCCTAGGAAAGAAACGATTAGACTTTGAGACGGCAGACCTAGAGCAGTATGGTAAATACTGTATCAATGACGTTGAACTTACTTGGGCGCTATTCCATCGCCTACTGGATGAGGGCTTTCCTGAGAAAGAACTTAAGGTCATTGACGTAACTATAAAGATGTTTACAGACCCAGTACTTAATTTAAACCTACCCTTACTTGAGCAACACCTAGAGGATACTAAGGAACGTAAAGAAAAACTACTTGAAGCGTGCATGGCTGACAAAGACACGCTTATGTCAAACGATAGGTTTGCTGAGATACTTAAGTCTCTGAATGTTGACCCGCCAACTAAAACATCTTTAAGAACAGCTAAGACGGCATGGGCATTTGCTAAAACCGATGAAGGCTTTAAAGAACTGGCTTCACATAAAGATGTTCGGGTTCAAGCATTGGTCGCCGCTCGGCTTGGAAACAAATCGACGTTAGAAGAAACGCGGACACAACGCTTTATCGACATAGCTAAACGAGGGAAACTTCCAGTACCAATTAAATATTATGCGGCTCATACTGGTCGGTGGGGTGGAGACGACAAGATTAACTTACAAAACTTACCTAGTCGTGGGCAGAACGGTGGCAAGTTAAAGAAAGCAATTATCCCTCCGGAAGGGTATGTAATGATCGACTGCGACTCTTCGCAAATTGAGGCTCGGATTGTTGCTTGGATGGCAGGACAAACAGATTTAGTAGACGCATTTGAGAAAGGTGAAGATGTATATAAAATCATGGCTTCGGCTATCTATCAAAAGGATGTTGCAGAGGTCTCAGCGCACGAGAGGTTTGTGGGCAAGACGACGATTCTTGGAGCGGGGTACGGCATGGGTAGTAACAAGTTCAAAGCCCAACTCAAGACGTTTGGCATGGACATTGAAGAGGGGGAGGCAAGTCGTATTATCAGGGTATATCGGGAGACGTATCCTCAAATCCCTAAGTTATGGCAAGAAGCCGGTAGGTGTTTGGAAGCAATACACACCAATAGACCTGCCCCATTCGGGTTGGAAGGAGTCGTGTCATTCGATCACGTAAAGAAAGGCTTTCTGCTACCTAGCGGATTATGGCAACGCTATGAAACCCTGCAACAAGTAATTGATTCTGAAAACAAAACCCAATATGAGTATAAGACTCGACGGGGTGTAGTCAAATTATATGGTGGGAAAGTAGTAGAAAACTTATGTCAGGCTATTGCTCGTTGCGTAATTGCAGAGCAGATGGTTAAAATGAGTAAACGATATAGGGTAGTTCTAACAGTACACGATGCCGTAGCTTGCATAGCCCCAAAGGCAGAAGCCAAAGAAGCACAAGCCTATATAGAAACGTGTATGAAATGGAGACCCGATTGGGCACATAACTTACCACTTAATTGTGAGTCAGGAATTGGAAACAACTATGGAGAATGTTAATGGATTACTCAGGGTTTTTATTAGAAGCAAGAAAGTACTTGAAATTATACGAAGAAGCTGTTATAAATCGTAGCTATAAAGAAGCACAAGAGCACGCATTAAATGCGTTTGCTGAAGTTAGATTACTTGTACATATAGCGAAAGACTTACAGGATGTCAGAAAAAACTAATCCGTGGCAATCGGATATGACCCAACAAGAGGTCGCCGATGCTTTGGGTACTACAAGACAGGTAATTCAAGATATAGAGAAAAGAGCGTTGCGTAAACTAAGGAATGAATTGCGTAAACGTGGCTATACATTAGATGATTTTTTTACATACAAAAAGAAGAGGATACCAAAAATATGATTGGCTTAACTAAAGAGCAAACACAACGTCTTAAAGATGCGGCAAGTACTTTAAGAATAGACCAAAGGGCGGCACTTACCCTTGCAGAATCAGAAGCCTATGCTAGAAAGATCAATCAAGTTCTTTACGATTTGCATATGGAAAACCCTTTAGCATTTGTAACCACTGCGACTACTACACTTTCGGGTATAGAGTTCCTTCCTATTCAAGCTATGGTAAAGCGCCGTAATTTTTACCATGAGCCACTTAAAGTACACGCTAAAGACTACAAGACTCATGTAGTTCCACTACAAAGGGAGAACCTTGTATGAATATCGAATGGGCAAAACCTCATGAAATAGAAGATGGTATTAGTGCGGTATGGGGGATCAAAGATATTGTCGATACGCTGATATGGCGGTGTGTGGATCACCCCATCCCAATGGATGAAAATCAAATGCATAACCATTTACTTGCTATATCGGTATTATTAGATATGCACTGCGAGAAATTAATGGATACCTACTGCAAAGTATATAACCTTAATGAGTACGCATCTGATGAAGTTAAAGCTAAAAGAGAAGCAATTTTAAATAGCTTAACTAAAAAAGCGCCTAAGAAAGCTAAGAAAAAATGACTGAAGAAACAAAACCAGTACAACTATTTATAGCTACCCCGATGTATGGGGGGTTATGTAATGGCTCTTATACAGTAGGATTGCTTACTTCCGTAGGGGTATTTGCTCATAATAATATTAGTATCCAGTATGCCCACATGATGAATGAGTCTTTAATTACTCGTGCTCGTAATGCTTTAGCTAAAGACTTCCTTGCCAGTGATTGTACGCATCTAATGTTTATTGACGCAGACGTTGGGTTTAATGCTCAAGATATTATACGAATGGTTCATGCAGATAAAGAAATTATTTGTGGTATTTATCCTAAGAAAGAAATTAACTGGGGCGATGTAGCTAAGGCAGTACAAGCTGGAGTTCCACCACAAGAACTGCATAAACATACTGGGGCATTTGTTCTTAACTTAATTGATAATGCAACATCTTTAGAGGGCGACGTATATACCCCAATGGAAATTGCTAATGGCGGTACAGGGTTTATGCTTATAAAGCGAGAAGTATTTGAAGGACTAATCGGTAAAGTTCCTACCTACACTAACGATATGTTTACAGCTATAGATACAGAGCGTAAAAAAGAAGTTATTAATGAGTTCTTTGCAACAAGTATTACTGAAGAGGATAATCGCTTGCTTTCTGAAGATTACCATTTTTGTATGATTGCAAGAAAAGCTGGCTTTAAAGTTTGGGCGGCTCCTTGGGCACAGTTATCCCATACTGGGACTTATATCTTTAGTGGGGCTTTACCATCAGCATGACAGTTAAATACACATGGTCGTACTCATCAATAAACCTTTTTAAACAATGCCCACATAAGTATTATCGGCTTCGAATAGTAAAAGATATTGTTGAGCCATCAGCCGAGCACTTAAACTACGGATTAGAAGTACATAAAGCGGCAGAAGATTATCTTGGAAAAGGCACTCCAATCCCCGAAAAGTACATCTTTATTAAAGAACACTTGGATAAGCTAAATCTTATTAAAGGCGAAAAGCTTTGCGAATATAGGATGGGACTTACCAGCAACCTAGAACCATGTGGGTTTTTTGATAAGGATGTATGGTGGAGAGGGGTCGCAGACTTGATTATTATCAACGGCGACAGAGCGTATGTTATTGATTATAAAACAGGAAAATCTGCTAAGTATGCGGATACTAAGCAATTAGAGCTTCTTTCTTGTGCCCTATTTAAACACTTCCCCGAGGTCAAAAAGGTCAAAGGTGGGTTATTATTTGTAGTTGCCAATGACCTTGTCAAAGAGAACTTTGAGGTGGATAATGAAGGGGTATATTGGACTAAGTGGTTAGAAGATACTCAACGCTTAGAAGCGGCTATTCAAAACAATGTTTGGAATAAAAAGCCTAACTTCTCGTGCCGTTCTTGGTGTTCTATAACCGACTGCGAACATAACGGAAAGAACCATTGATATGCCATACACCAAAACCCCTAGACCCTACAAGCATGAGTATGATATGCAACAGGCTCGTGATGAAGAACCAAGACGTGCTGAGCGCCAACGTGCTCGACGTGCAATAGATAAACGTGATACAGGGACAGTATTAAAAGAATCCCCTAAGCGTAAAGGCAAAGATGTTGCCCATATCAAAGCATTAGATAAGGGTGGTAGTAATAAGGATGGAGTAGTACTACAATCTGCGGCTAAGAACCGTAGCTTTAAAAGAGATTCAAAAGGTAATTTAGTTTCTGAAGTAAGCGCCAAAGAGCGCAAAAAGAAAAAATAGTTTGTTAGACGTATGGTTGTAAAGTAAGGTACGAGTGCTAGCAACGGGTTAATTCATTATCCTACATAACCGTATCAGTTGGGGTCGTTAGTTAGATATTTTTCCCTTCATGGGGTATCTTCCCTCCTTGGCGATGACCTAGCCGATTGACCCCCGTAAGGGGTTGCCTTAAATCAAAACAAGTGTTTTGGTCGTATTCCTATTGGAGAAGAAAATGAAAAAGCAAGAATTTAAGGCTTTAATAACGCTGATGGGGGGAGAGTTTAAGATTGCTAAGTTTAAAGATGGTTATGCGTATCGTGTAGCTATTCAAGATAAGTTTGAAGAAGAGTACCAATACGAATCAAGAACCAAAGCGTATTTGGATGGTAAAAAAGCGTTTAAAAAATTGGTGGGATATGCAAATCATAGATAACAAGGCGTTGCTACTTAGAGTACGTGACCCAAACCGCATTACTACAGTGATACCAAAGAGTAAACTTTTAGATGATGGTCAGGTGCTAGTAAGGTGGGGGCTAGAAGAAGCCCAAGTATTAAAGAATCTTAAACTGCGGGATGTACCTTCCCCTATCAGGGCTAACTATGATTGGCCTGGGTTATATAGACCGTTTGACCACCAGCGTAAGACCTCTGAGTTCCTGACCCTGCACCGCCGAGCCTTTTGTTTTAACGAACAGGGCACAGGAAAGACAGGTTCAGTTATTTGGGCGGCAGACTATCTAATGACTTTGGGTGTTATCAAACGTGTTTTAGTACTATGCCCACTATCCATCATGCAGTCGGCTTGGCAAAACGATTTATTTAGATTTGCTATGCACAGAACAACAGCAATAGCCCACAGCTATTCGAGAGAAAAAAGAATCCAAGCTGTATGTAGTGATGCCGAGTTCGTTATATGTAACTATGATGGCTTAGGAATTATCCGAGATGCCGTAGAAGCTAATGACTTTGACCTCATTGTTGTAGACGAAGCCAACGCATACAAAACGGTATCTACAACACGTTGGAAAATACTAAACTCTCTTATCAAACCGCACACTTGGATGTGGATGCTTACAGGCACACCAGCTTCACAATCCCCAACAGACGCATACGGATTAGCAAGGTTAATAAACCCACAAGGGGTTCCAAGATTCTATGGTTCTTTCCGAGACATGGTGATGTACAAACTAACTCAATTCAAATGGGTTCCAAAACCTAGTTCAGAAAAGACAGTGCATACAGTATTACAACCCGCAATACGTTTTACAAAAGAAGAGTGTCTAGACCTACCCGAAATGACTTATGTTACTAGGGATGTACCACTAACGATGCAACAGGAAAAGTACTACGAAATCATTAGAAAGAATATGCTAGCTGTAGCCGCTGGTGAGGAAATAACGACAGTCAATGCCGCCGCAAACTTGAACAAATTACTCCAGCTTTCATGTGGCGCAGTCTATTCGGATAGTGGAGAAGTCGTAGAGTTTGATGCCTCTAATAGAATCAATGCCTTAAAAGAAGTGATTGACGAAGCTAGCCATAAGGTGTTAATATTTGTTCCCTATCGCCACGCTATTGAGATTGTTACGGAAGAATTGAGAAAGTCAGGATACACTGCGGAAATTATAAATGGCTCAGTATCAGCCGGAAATCGCACAGACATTTTTGCTAGATTCCAAGGCGACACAAACCCCAAAGTATTAGTAATCCAACCACAAGCCGCCGCACACGGAGTAACCCTAACTGCCGCCAATGTAGTGGTATGGTTTTCCCCTATTACTTCAGTAGAAACTTATCTACAAGCTAATGCACGAGTGCATAGGGCGGGGCAACGCAACCCATGTACGGTAGTTCACTTACAGGGGTCCCCTGTGGAAAAGAAGATGTACAAGATGTTGCAGGGAAAGGTAGACATTCACACTAAGATGATTGACCTATACAAAAATATAATTGAAGAAGACTCTTGACAACTTTACAGAGTAAAGGTATAGTGGTAGTTATAAATAGAAGGAGAGTATATGAGTGAACATGAAGCAACGGCTGACAAGCTAGTTAAAGTATATGTAAAAATTCGTGACCAACGATATGCACTTGAGAAGCAAGCTAGAGAACTTGAAGAGCAAGAAGCTATCATTAAGAATGAATTACTAACTATTTGTAAGGATGTAGGTACAGATGGTTTGCGTACACAGTTTGGTACGGTTACGAGAAAACTAAATAAGCGGTACTGGACAAGTGATTGGGAATCCCTTTATACATTTATGAAGGAACACGATGCCATGCACTTTCTACACCAAAGAATTTCTAATGCTAATGTGGAAACATTTTTAGAAGAAAACCCCGATCTGCACCCGCCGGGGCTACAAGCGGATGCTGAATACACAGTTGTTGTACGTCGTAAATAAAATGGAGAAGATGATGAGCAAAGAACTTGCTATGTTGGACATGAGTTTACCAGCGCACTTACAGTCGTTGGAGTTGGATGATACTACTAAAGCCCTGATGGGTAGTGGTGGTAGTGGTAGTAAACGTATTTCTATCGAGGGCGGTGTATGGCGCTTGTTAGTAAACGGCAAAGAGATTGCGCAGAAAGAAGAACGTAATCTTAATGTAGTTATTGTTGCGGCTTCCTCAAAAGTTGCTCGTACTTACTATGCTGGTACATACAAAAAGGGCGTATCTGCACCTCCTGATTGCTGGTCTGCAAACGGCGACTATCCTGATAAATCTGTTGAAGCACCACAGGCTACAGGTTGCGCAAACTGCCCACAGAACATTAAAGGTTCGGGTCAAGGTGAAGGTCGTGCTTGCCGCTTTAGTCAACGTATTGCCGTAGTATTGGATAACGATGTTGGTGGAGATGTATTCCAATTAGTTCTTCCTTCTACTTCAATCTTTGGCGAAGGTGAAGCTGGTAAATGGCCTCTCCAAATGTATGCCAAGATGATTGGTGCTAAGGGTGTTCCTATTACTGCAGTTGTAACTGAGATGCGTTTTGATACTGCAAGTTCTACACCTAAGATTACTTTTAAGCCAGTACGTTTCTTAGAATCAAATGAGATTCAAACGGCTATTGACCAAGGTAAGAGCACTGAAGCTATCAAGGCAATTACTATGACAGTTTCTAAGGCTAAGGATGATGCACCAGCATTGGAAGCACCGAAAGCCAAAGCCAAATCTGCTGATCCCGAAGAAGTACTTAAGGTTGAAAAAGAAGCTGAAGCTTTAGAGCCGACCAAGCGTACTGCCAAGAAAGAAGAGCCTACCCCTAAGAAGGATTTAGCTAAAGTTCTTTCTGATTGGGATGATGAGGAGTAATCAATGTCGACAGGATATGCGAGTGGCTTTATAAATGAGGTAAAAGCTTCGGACAAATCCAAGATCGGGGTACAGCTAGGAAAAGTGTGCATCAAACGGGACATACCTGTAACTGATATAGCGCAATTCTTTGAGGTATCCCGAGTAACGGTTTACTCTTGGTTTCGTGGAAAAAGTAATGTTCCTGATAGGCATCAGGAAAAGATGCAAAAACTTATTGATAAATTAGATTAGTTGTGTGGAGGGCTAGGTTAGCTACCGAAAAGGATATACCGCCGTCATATCCCTGCCCATCCTTTTTACTGACGGCTAAAGGCGGCTATGTTAGATATAAATAATTTTCTATCCACAGTGCTCCCCAATACTGGGTCGTATTGTGTGGTGGGATTAAAAGAAGATGGAAGCCCAAGACAAAAGTTTGTGGGAAGTATTGAGGAAGTAAATGTATTAGCACAGAAATTAGTTGACGAACAATATAACGCTTATTTTGCTTTAGCTTCATTTACCGATCCTAAAGAAGGCAGAACTGCGAAGAACGCACAGTCTTTAAAGTCTTTCTTTGTTGACATTGATTGTGGTGTGGGTAAACCCTATGCTGACCAAGCAGAAGGTATGACTGCGCTTAAAACATTTATTAAAGCCACAAAGCTACCTAAACCTACAGTAGTTAATTCAGGTCGTGGGATACACGTATACTGGGTATTAGAAGCGGCTTTGCCAAGCACGGAATGGAAACCCTTAGCAGAGAAATTCAAAGCCCTATGTGCTCAGCATAAGTTTGAGGCTGACCCTTCTGTCACTGCGGACTCTGCACGCATACTACGAATTCCGGGGACTTTTAACTACAAAGACGTTGAGAATCCAGCTAAAGTTGAAATGGTACTTTCAGCTCCTCAGGTGAGTATCTCTATCCTACAAGATGTTTTTAATACCGTCGAGCAAGACATCTTTGCTGGTATGGCTGGTCAGCCGTTTATTCCTCGTCAGATGGATGCCATGACCCTAGCATTAATGGGCAACAATATCTCTCGTTTTAAGACCATCATGGTTAAAAGCGCCCAAGGAGAAGGTTGTCCACAATTACTACATATTTATGAGAATCAGGCGACAATAGATGAGCCGCTTTGGAGGGGAGGACTAAGTATTGCCCAACAATGTGTGGATAGGGATAAAGCCATTCATACGCTCTCTAATAAACACCCTGATTATTCTGCGTCTGCTACTGAACGTAAGGCTAATGAGACTAAAGGTCCTTATACCTGTGCGACATTTAAGAAGTTAAATCCAACACCTTGCCAAGGTTGTCCACATAACATTACTTCTCCTATTCAATTAGGTAAAGAGTTTAACGAGGCTAAAGAAGAAGACAATACAGTTGAGGTTGCCGCCGAGGAAGAAGGCGAAGAAGCTACGATTTATAAGATTCCTAAGTTTCCATTCCCATATACAAGGGGTGCGGCTGGTGGTATCTATACCAAAATTAAAGATGAAGAAAGCGGTTTAGAAGAAGTACAAATGATTTACCCTTATGACTTCTATGCAGTTAAGCGAATGAATGACCCTGATAGAGGGGAAAGCGTTTTACTACGTTTGCATTTACCAAAGGATGGGGTTAAAGAATTTATCATGCCGTTGACTGATGTACTAGCAACGGATAGATTTAGAGACACTATTGCCAAACATGGTGTAGCAGTTATGGCAACTAAACAGAAGATACTTATGGCATATATAACAAGATGGGTAGAAGAATTGCAATCTACAACAGAAGCAGAACTAGCACGTAAACAGTTTGGCTGGCTACCTGACGATTCGGGATTCATTCTTGGAGACAAAGAAATTACGGCAGATGTAGTTAAGTACAGCCCACCAACAGCTTCAACTATTGAGCTTGTACCGATGTTTAGAGAGAAGGGTGACTTCCACGTTTGGAAAGACGTCATCAATGCGTATGCTAGAGAGCATATGGAAGCCAAGGCTTTTGCGTTCTTTATGGGTTTTGGCAACACGCTACTTAAGTTCACCAACTTAAAAGGCTATTTACTCAGTCTTAAATCACAAGGCTCAGGCTCAGGAAAGACTACAGTACTGCACACGATTGGTAGTATTTATGGACACCCCGAAGATAGCTTTATGCGGGTTAAGGATACATATAATCAAAAGCTACAACGCATCGGTACATTTCAAAACATCCCCATCTTATTTGATGAGATGACAAACATGGATCCACAACAGAAGTCTAACTTGGCTTACGATATTACTGAGGGTCGTGCTAAGAACCGTATGCAGTCACAGAACAATGCAGAACGCCTAAACCATACCAAGTGGGCAACGGGGCTAATCACTACATCGAATAGGTCTTTGCGGGATGACTTGCTTTCTATTAAGGCTTTTCCCGAAGGCGAACTAATGCGTATGATGGAGTTGCATATCTTTAATGACGCTAACGATGATCCATTATGGGCAAGGCAACACTTTGGAAGATTACATACTAACTACGGACACGCTATATTTCCATTCATGCAGTATGTGGTTGGGCATCTGCCGGAAGTTATTAAGTTCCTAAACGACATTCAAATTAAGATTGAGGCTGCGGCGGGGATTACTTCACAAGAACGCTACTGGTCAGCTATGGCGGCAATCTCCATTACTGGTGGAATTATTGCTAAGAACCTAGGCTTACATGATATTGACCACAAACCTGTAATGGCTTATATCGTCAAGCATATTAAAGAGTCTAGGGCGCAGAACAAGCAGATGGTATCTGAGAATAGCGACTTCTTAAGCGGCTTTATCCAACGCAAGTTCCATGAGGTGCTAGTTATTAACGGCAAGAAAGACCACAAAACGGGCTTGGAGACTGGTCCGATTAGAGAACCAAGGGGTGCATTGACTGCACGCTACGAGCCTGATACAAAGCTTCTGTATGTGGTTGCTAAGGAATACCGCGCTGAGTGCAATAAATCTCAGCTAAACTTTGATGAATCCTTATCTATGCACAAGAAGAGTGGGGCTTACTTGGGTCAAAAACGCAAGCGTATGACCTCGGGAACTATAGTAGATACTAACTTGAACGCACCAGCCCTAGTATTTGATGCGACTAAACTGGAGTTCTTTAGGGAAGAAGCATTATTAAATGTTAAAGATTCTGAAGCAGATAGTTTTGATTCCGTGGAAACGGTTTGAACCTGAGCAGTCTATTTTTGTACCTTGCCTAGACCGTAGGGCGCACTCTCAGGACATACTGGAGGAAGCTGAGCGGCTAGGAATTGAGGTAATTTGCAAACAAGTTGTAGAAAATGGAAAATTTGGCTTGCGAATCTGGAGAGTTAAGTGATATAGTTATCACACTCTTCTCCTCGACCCCATATTGAGGACTTAACCCCGCTTCGGCGGGGTTTTTTTTAGTAGCCAGCTATCTGTCTTAGCTTATGAACATTACTAAGAAGTCTTTTCTCTGTTTCCCTAATACGTTTAATCTCGTCGCCCTTTTGTTCGGCGCTCATTCTAGTCTCAGGTGCGGCATAGATTTGTTTTTCGTGCTCCCGTAGCTTAGTTAATTGATTATTAATGTTATTTACTTGAGTTTTTACTTTTATTAAGTCCATGTTTTCAGCTAGGAATTCCTTAGCATCTTCATAGCGCCCATCTTTTTTCATAGCATTAAACGTATTGTTAGCTTTAGCTACTTCATCACGAAGCTCATAGTAATCATTCTTATCTGCATTACCATATTCTTTTGCAACAAAAGCACTTAGCCCGGGTGTAGAAGCGATTGCATCTTGCCAGCTTTTCTCAGGGGTAGGTATACCGTTTGACCCATTAACTATAGCATTAGTCATTTGCAAACCTAAGCCGCCAGTAGTACCCAAATAGCCTTTAATTAAATGATCTACATTCACAGGCGCAATCAATCCCGAACTACCAATAAATTTAGCTAACTCAGAAGTTGTTGCAGTATATTGTTCTTCTGTTACCTTACCAGCGATACCTTGACCAATAATAGAACGACCAGTAAAGAAGTCATGGTTTGTTGCTACTTCTAAGATAGGTTTAAATGCTTGTGGTACAGCCGTAGGACTCATTACCATATTAGATAAAGAGTTGCTCATAGCACGGCGAATCTTCTTACCATCAGTAAATGAATTATCAGTCATACCTAAGTAGGTGTATTCAGCAACAAGTTTAGGTAATAGAGTTAAGTCCTGACGCAAAGGTAACATAAAGGCAGTACCCGGAATCAATAGGTGGTGGTCACGAATCTGTGGGTCCATTTTCTGATACTCATCATCATCTGCACTTAAAGCGGCATACATAAATGCCAAGGCGCCAATCTTCAATGTATTACTAGCCAACGTTTTTAATGCTTCTGCTCTTTGTTGCGGTGCAATACCTTTACCCGACAAGGTTTTATATATTACGTTTTGTGCTTGTAAGTATGCGCCAAAGAACGGTACGACCTGACGAAGCATTTGAATTTTACCTGAAGCCCCAGCCCGTTTAAAGTTAATAATTTCAAACGCACGCTCAACAGCCGTAGCCTTGTCGCCATTAGTCTCTTTCATGGTCATGTTGTAAATAGCCTGACGTACTGCGTTATCAGAAGCCATAGCAAAGTTTTCAAGGGCACGTTTAAATGCACCAGACTTAGTATCTTTCTTTAGACCAGCAAGAATCTCTGCACTATCACGAACAAAGGTAGCTGAGTAATCACGGACTCCAGTAGCGCCATATTTAGATAATTCTGTAGCCGCCGCACTTCTTCCCATTAGGGTTTTAGTAAACTCTTTAGCAACTTCTAATGGCAACAGCCAAGGGTGCTTTAAACCCGAAGTAAGCATAGCGCCAAACGAATCTTGGGAAAGCTGACTAATAGAGAACAACGGCATTAATACAATGTTCTTACGCAGAATATTAGCAACGGAAGACATGATACCAAAATGAGGGATAGCCGCAGATTCAATACCGTTAAATGCGTGTACAAACAATGGGTCTTTAAACTCTACTTTATGTTTAATACCATCTTCCCATATATCAATAGTATTTTGTTCACGTTTAACACGTTCATCTTGACGTAAATCTCTAACCTCATCAGGAAATAATGCTTGTGCTGTATTTTTTAGGTTTAACGCAGTACGGTTCTTGACTGCACGGGAGATAGTATAACTAGTCCAACGTTCCATATTATCAAAGATATTAGCAACTTCTTGCTCACTACCCTCAATCTTATAGTTCTTAGCAAAGTCAATTAAACCACGACCATACTCTTTAGGACCTGCGTTCTGAGCTAACTGTTCTTCACGGTAAAAAGGTACGTAGTCCATATAATCTAGTAACTCTTTAGCTTGCGCCTCATTATATAGACCACTTTTAACGGCTACACTCATGGCGTTTTCACGAACTTTATTCCAAGTCTTTTGTACGTCACGCAACTCAGGAATCATTTTAAAGAAATCAATACCAGCTTCAATTTGTGCCGGTGTCATGTGGCTATATACTTCACGGTTAGATTGGGATAGACCTTTTAAACGCTCTGCAACAAATGCTTGCTGTGCATAGTTAGTCATTTCATCAACCGATAACCCATTCTTTTTAGCGATATCTGCTAATTGGTGAACCATATCAGACCAACTATTGCCTTTATCTGTTTCTGCTTTCCACTTATAGGTAGATGGGTCGTATTCTAAACCGCCATGTTGCAAAAACTGCATGGCAACTGCATCTGCATGGGTAGCTTGAGCCGTACTATTTTCAAACATTAACTGCTTAATAGTTTCCCAAGACTTACCACCCCTCTCTAACTCTTTACGAATTGCATTATTTATGGCAGCATCAGCCGAGAAGAACATTGTTTCTGCAGTATTTAGGAAACGATTTACACCTTCTTTAAAGGACTTACTATCTTTAACTGTGTCCTTGATAGTTTGAAAAGGTCCTGTTTGCTCGGTAGGTTTGGCACGTTGCTCCGCACCAGTAGCCTTGTAGTTAGCGTTAAGAGCGGACTTATCAATCTTTGCTAGTGGTATTGTTTCTTTACCTGTTACTACATCTTCTTGAACCTTACGACCCATAGCAATAGACTGGTCAGCCGCCATCAACCCTCTAGCTAGAACGCTAAGTTTTTGTGTTGGGGATAACCCTAAAGCATTTAATACTGAACGAATGAACGCAGTAAACAAGCTCTGATGTTCTACACGATAAGGAATCTGTGCAAGTTCTTCTTGGAAGTCACGGTTAGACATGAGTTCAGATGCAAACTCAGTAAGGCTTGCCATACCATAGCGATCAGAAAGCATAGGATGTTTTTCTTTAACAAACTCGTATAACGCTTTAAGGTCAGATATACCTTTATTCTTAATCCCTGCTTCACCTTCAAACTTAGCAATTAAAGAATGTAGGAAGCCATGTACCGTTTCATGTAACACAGTATGGGAATTAACATAGCCTTCTTGTATTTGTACTGTATCTGTAAACGGATTGTACTGTCCTACACCGTCTTTAATAACACCAGCTTGTACTATTTCAATCTTAGGTAAGCTACCTTTATTTGCCAAGAGGCGATTTGAAACCAGTTTCTCTAAGATATTAAAATCAGCAGAGGTGCCTTTTGCAATTTCGTTTAAAGCGCCGAGTAAATCACCACGTTTAACAGCATCAGTTACAACTGAAGAATTAACCCCGCTAGGGATTTCCGTAGTCATTTTGACTTTGGGCTGTTCAACTTTCCGCTTAGCTTCTTGTTTTTTAACTCGCTCATTTTCATTTTTTTGCATTGTTTCAATAGGATACCTATTGGCAATATCTTTATTTTCTAATGCTTGAAGCTCATCAATTTTCTTTTGTACATAAGCTTTTTGTTCTTCTGATAAACCACGATGAAAACGCTTAGCCTCTTTAAGATTTTCTCCACTATGCAAATCACCAGCTACATAATCCAAAGAACGTTGTACTGTATTTATTTTGCCAGCGTCATTAGCTCTACCAACCATATAATTAGCAGCTGCTTCTTCGTATTCCCTAATTTGACGTTTGTTTAGATTAGGCGCTTGTGGTGTCGTTAATGCTTGTTCTGCTGGGGCTTGCGCTAATGCACTTGCGACTTGTGTTTCTCCGCCAATAGGTTGTCCAATAACATTCCCAACAGGAACCATTCCTCGTCGTTCAGTTGGTCCAACTCCGGCGGCGGCATTTGGTCCGTTGCTAGGCAATGAAAGGCTTGATTCACTTGGTCCGCCGATAGGTGTAGTAGTCTCTCTAACATCTTTATTCTCCAAGGGTGCTTGAGTTGATTGTCCAAGTTCTGCATCTAATTCTGCCTGTAAAGATGCCTGTTCATCAGGCGTTGGGGCTTCTTCTGCTGCACGTTCTTCTGCAGTTGGCTTTAATTTCTTCATGCGCTTTTTAGGCTCAGGAATAGTTACTGCGGGAGCATTTACTACAGGGGTTACTTGTGCTGCTGGTAAAAATTCGGGACGAGCTAAAAAGTCTGTTACGGCATTAGTAATACGGGGACTACGTCCTTGATCTAAATATGATTCTAACGTAGTTTTAACTTCCGCAGCTTGGGCTGGATTAGTAAGGTCTTTACCAATCAATGCTTCACGAATAGTTTTATTCGTATGCCCAATATTCATGTTCCTAATATCGGTTTCTGTAATTGGTTTAGTTGTTGGTGCTACGGGCTGTGGAGCAAACTGCTGTTGTAATTCTCCAGTAGGAGCCTCGGGGGCATTTTGATTCTGAAATTTGTTGGCTTCACTTGGAAAAGACATACTTCCATCAGGATGCACAAACATTGTTTGCTGTCCATAAGTAGTAGGTGTTTGTACACTTGGGTCATGTGGAAGAGCTAGAGTTACCGGCTGAGGGGTATTTGTTTCTATTGCTTTAGCATGAGCTTCATGCGCTGCAGGATCATTAGTATCGTTAACGTGCCCAGCAATACCACCAAAAATACCACCGCCTAATGCACCAAGTCCAGCTGCCGAGCCAACGCCTTTAGTTAAACTTGTTTCGGGTAATGCTTCTTTTACATTTACATTAGATGCAAACTTACCACCACCTTCTTCCAACGCCTCACTTGCGGCTTCTTCTGCAAGACCTTTAAGAATACCTTTAGCGCCTACTCCAGTAGCACCTTTACCAGCAAGCATCTTCTCAATAGTAGTACCACCGGGAAGTTTAGTTGCAGCAAACGAAATACCAGCAGCTTCAATAGCCGCCATACGCCCTTTAGCTAATGCAATACCATTAAGCTGGTCATCATCCATATCAGGATTTTGTTTTTTAAGCTGGTCGTAAACTGTATGATAAGTATCTGAACCAATGTCAGCACCCTGCATAACGGCATTAGTAGCTACTGCACCTTTAATACCAGCCTCGCCTATGTGTTTTATAACCCCTTCAGAACCCAAAGCTGTCTTAACTGCGTCTGACATAAGTGCTTTAGTAGTCCCTCTAGCAATCATACCGCCACCCCAAGAACCAACTAGGTTAGGTAATTGCTCAGCAAAGAAAGATGTTAATAATGCTGGGTCTTTAATTGTTTCTTTAATAGCCGTACCAAACTCAGGCAATATACCTTCAGCGGCGGCAATCTTTTGGTCTCGGACATACTCTTTACCTTTAAGAGTCGCAGATTTGCTTTCTTGCCCAAACTGTTCAAGACGCTTACCAACACCTTGTAATCCCGTATCTTCAGACTGAGGACTAGTAAGTCCAGTTAATTCGCCAATTTGTCCAGGAAGTTGTGCAAGTTGTCCTACACCTCTAGTTAAGCTAGCACCAATATCAGTAACGGCTTCGCCCCATCCGCGTTTTGTTTTAGCGGCTATTTCTGGAAACTTAGGAAGAATATCGTTGTGAATAGCAGATGCAATATCATCCTGACTCATATTGTCAGGAAAATTCATTGGACCTATTCCTTTTATATCTATTACTGGCATAACTACTCCAAATTAAGAAGTGTTAACTAAATGTACGAGTGTTTGGGTCGTATGATGGAACTTTTATATCGTTTCCTTGTAGATTTGTCATGGCTCCGGGTTTATTACCTATAACTTGAGCTTTTCTATACGCATTTATAAGAATTTGATTTTCTCTTTCTGGAGTTAAATCTGCACCACCAATTTTATTTTTTTCTGCTGCCATATCAGTAGCGTAGATTTTTTGAGCTATACTTTCTAAATGCTGATCTGCTCGTTGTCCAGAAAGGATGCCATTCTTTTGCTGTTCAAGTCTTGCCCAATCTTGATAATGCTGCTGTGTAATACCTGTCTTATCCGCATCATTTTTGATTTCTTGCTGTTTCATATTAAGCAAAGCAAGTTCTTTATTGGCGTCGGCTGTATCTTTACGGTATGTAGCAATATCAGAAGCAGCACCTTTAGCGGCTGGTAAAGCGCCTTGAGCAATATTTGTAAGAGCATACTGTGAAGTACCCCCCATAATGCCAAGACCGGCTTCAAGTAAACGCATCCATTTAGACTGTTCTTTGTCAGCAGAAGCTTGGGCTCTTTGTTCGTCGTATAGCTTTTGATATTTACCAAACATATCAGAGCTAGTATCTGTTTGTTTAATACCTAATTGAGCGGCAGCATCTGCTGCTTTAGCCCCAGTTCTTGCACCAGCCCCAGTATCAGCGCTAGGTTTACCAGGAATAACCGCCGGTTTATTAGACTCTTGGTCTTCCATATCTTGAGCAAAAGCAAGGTTTTTAAGAGATACAGGTACAGGTTTAGCCACAGTTGCGGGGGTAGGACGAGCATCTATATCCGCTTGAGTTAGTGTACCTGCTTGTGCCTTACTTAGTATTTTTGATCTTGGATCAGAGTACATATAATCTTTAACAGACTGCAAAGCACCACTAACATTAGGAACATAATCTTTTATACCATTAAAAAAAGCAGCATTTTCTTTTTGATTTTGCGCTATTTGTTCTGGTGAATTTTGTAAACTACCACGACTTGCAAGCTGCTGCATTTGCTCTGCCGTTAAAGTATTTGGGTCAGTCACTAAACTATTATTATTTTCAGGCGTAGGTTCTGAAAATGCAACAATACCACCACCAGCAAAGCTTTGCCCACCCATACCACTTGGTAATGCAGCTACGCCTTGGGGTGCTTGTAATCCAGCTACTCCCTGTGGTGCCTGTTGTGGTGCTGTTTGTGGGGTCATACCTTGCATACCACCCATTGGGGCTTGTGGAGCTAATGCTTTAGATACTAAGTCCTGTGCAACTGTTGTAGTAGAAGCTTGACCGGGTTCTAATTTAGTTAAATCTTGGCGGCGTTGAATTTCAGCTAATGCCATGTATTGTGGAATTAAAGGATTTGTACCTTGCGCATATTGAGCAAGACGGTCCATTCCAACTGAAGGACTTTGTAATTCTCCAGCAATACGATTTAAATTGTCCATGCTCATGCTTTATCTCCCAACAACTTATGCAAGCGAAGGTCAGCGAGGTCACTACCTTCTTTAATCGAACCGCCCTTTTTCTTAGTCATACCATAAGCCGCTGCGGCAGTTAAACCAAGACCAGATAATTGAGATGCCGTATTTGGAGCCGCTTGATAGCTTTGCGTAGATGTAGCTTGCAGGGGAAGACCACGTAATAAACCACTTAAGTTAGACAACTGCATCATTGGATACTGTTGAGCCGTAGCATAGTTTTGGATTGCTTGGTTAATAACTTGTTGTTGCTGTGCCTGTTGTTGAGCACCTTGCGTAGACTGAGTATTAATAATGCCTTGTTGAGCCGCAAGTTGAGAACCACCAATATTTGCCAAATTACCCGCTGCAGTATTGGCTAGACCATAGCCCGCTTGTTGTGCCCCGACGCCTTGTAGCCCCGTTTGAGCGCCTTGTAACCCCATACCATAACCTTGCATAGCTTGAGAACCCGCTTGACCAGCACCTTGTAGCCCTTGAGCTATACCTTGTTGTGCTTGTGCATTACCAGCCAAAGCAGCTTGGTTTGCGGTATTCATTTGGTTTTGTGCGTTGTTATACGCTTGGTTATATCCTTGGCCAATAATTTGATTTTGAGCCAACATTTGATTTTGTTGATTTAAAGAATTTGCTAGCGCAGAACGTGACCCACCAAAAGCACCGGCAGAAGTAGCAGCACCTTGTTGTTGTTGTCCAGCTATACCATATTGTTGATTAGCTAGTTGCATCGCTGGATTTAACGCGTTTTGAAGGTATGGGTTCATATACGAAGCTACAGAACCAGGGCCTTGTGAGGTGTTTTGAGACTGTTGGCCTAAAGATTGCCCAATAGCAGCACCTTGTTGTCCTTGCATTGCACCAGCGTTACCATAAGCACTTGATTGTCCCGCATATTGTTGTCCTGCTTGAGCGCCTAAATTACCATATGCTTGGCCTTGTTGACCATACGCATTTGCTTGACCTACAGTGCCCAAAGCACCCCTACCTGAAGCACCAGCAAGCTGACTAGCAGCGCCATATTGACCAGGTACTTGTAAATTAGCTGCACCAGACTGGGCTTGTTGCTGCAAAGGAGAAAAGCCAGCTACATAGTCTTGTGGGTTGGTGCTATACGGATTGTACGCATTCATTCCCGTCATGTCAGGATTAAAAACTTGCGACTGCGCCGCTTGCAACATATTCATTACATACGGCTGTGCGTAGTCTGGAATATTAGTATTAGTTACCGTAGTTGAAGTTGGCCCTGAAGGTGCTGGTGATGATGATCCGCCCATATTAATCCTTTAACATCTTTGTAAATACTTTGTCTGTCATTTTATAACCTAAATATTCGAACAACTTAGAGTTATCCAAATGAATTTTTGTGTTTACTACCATTCTTTGTACACCACGTTCCTTCAATATTTTTTCTGCATACTGAAACAATCTAATACCAATCCTACCTTTGCGATATTCTTTTTTAACAAAATAAATATCTTCTGTTGCTGTTACGCAAGACCTATAATGCAGGTGGGGGCTAACAAAAAATATAATATAGCCAACTAATTCACCATCCGCTCTACAAGTAATACATCTAAGCATCCCTGCTTCTGCACATCTTTTATAAGCCGCATAATCTGGCTCATATGGAAATTCTTTAGTAACACATAACTCTTCGTAATGTTCTGGAAAAAGTCTTTCAAATTCGTCTACAAATTGGAATCCATCAACGTCTTCATAGGTTATTGTGTTCATGCTGGTAGATCATTCTCCGCTTTAGAATTAACTGCAAACTTACCTTTACCCATAGATTTCTTACGTTTAGCTTGTACTCGTTGCATCATGGCATAAAGTCGCTTAGCCCCTGCATCTGTAGAGCCGTTACCTAATTCTGAAACAATACGTGCAGGAACTACAAATTCTCCATCTGCAAGTCTAGCCGGTTGGTGCGCTCCAATTTGTGCAGGAATAGAATCACTAACACCATCACCGGGACCTTTTAATAAATGCCCGCCATCAGAGTATGACCCTAAACTAGAAATGCCGCCACCGCTAGCTTTATATCCTAATTTTTGCAAAGCAAGCATTGCATTCCAATCACCTTTATCTGCAGCATCTTTAATAGATGCTAGGCCGCCTTCTTCTTGGGCTTGGGCAGTATATTCATCAATAGCCGCCATATCTTTATTACCAACAGGCTTTTGACTACCTTGGGCGAATGCAGTTAAACCACCACCAGCATAAACTAAATCATCAGGCATTACCCCACCCGCTTTACCACCGCCACCACCATCAGAACCACTTGATTGGGCTTGAGCTTGAGCTTCGGCTTGTTGTTGAGCAAGTATCGCTTGTTGCGCATTATATGCTGAAGAACCTTGCATTTTTAACGGGTCAATAGCATAACCGGCAATTCCAGGGTTTGCTCCAGTCGTCATTGGTGCTCTAGTAGGCGTTGGAATTCCTTGTGGGGCTTGTTGCGCATAAGGGGTTTGAGCATAGTTTGCATAACTAGGCTGATATATATGACTAGTTGCATCTCCACCACCAGCTAAACTAGTAATACCACCTTCAGCCATATTAGCTGTTGGCTCTCCAGTTAAAGGATTTGTTTTTGGTTCGTAGCTAGCCATTGTTTGTTGAGCACTAATAGGCATTTGGCTTGGAGTAGCATAATATGAACGTTGCTGTTGACTTTGAGGGTACATATCGCCACCCATAAAATTTACATTAGCTGGACCGCTTTGCAATAAACCACCATCAGCAGCCATTACAGCCGAAGAATATTGAGTACCCGTCGGTGCTTTAGGGTCATATGGGTTTTGTGCGTAGTTGGGATATGTTGCTTGATAATGTTCAGTTGGCGTAGAAGAAACCGTACCTTTATAATTTGGAGATAAACGAGCTAAAGGTTGATTAACTGTACTTACGCTTGTAACTGGATTAACGGTATTTTGTTTAAATAATGTACCAGACACTAAAGGCATAGCCGCACCAGCAGCAGCCATAGGATTAGCTTTAACAGCAGTACCAATATCAGAAAGACTTGATATTCCCGTACCAAAATTTTTGGCCATAGAAGCCGCTGGAGCATTTGCATATCCTTGAGAAAAATCACCTGCCCACTTAGAGTATTGGTCTGGGGTTATTGTTCCTTTATTAAGCATATCCGCCGCATTAGCCGCAGAAGTTGGTGCTGGAGTTCCCGCTGTAGTTGGTAATGCTTCTTCTACACTTCCTAAAGTTGCTTGTTGTGTACCGTTTTCAAAACCTGTTTTTGCTGCTTCTGTACCTGCTTGTCCAGCTAAGTCTGATGCGCCCGCACTAGCAAGACCTTCTCCTAAACCACCACCTGACCAAGCACCTAAACCAGCCATCAAACCTTGTTGTAAACTTCCAGTAATAGCATAATCACCAGCGCCAACCATTAAGCCAGCGGCCCAAGGGGCTAAAGCGCCATCAGAGGCAATAGTTAAAGCGGCTCCAGCTATCATAGGTAGCATAGAGCTTAAAAAGCCAGCTTCGTATAGTCCAGTTTGTGGGTTACAGGTTAGCGAACCGCCTTGAGATTTAGCAAGTGCTTGTAGACCGCCAACTTCATTAGGGGTCATATGTACTAAAACGGTGTCTTCACCACGTCCTTGCGATTGTACGTGTTTTGCTATATCGTGTAATCCTGATAATTGTTCCACATCGCCTCCTTTGGCGTAGCTATACCCAGACCCATATCCGCTAGTAGATAGTCCTTCGTTTACATTAGGGTTGGAAGCTATTATTCCATTATATTCTTGATTAAAATTTGAATGTGGATGTGCTCTAGCATATTGATCTGCCGCCATTTGTCCCATAACTAAAGGAGTTGCAGCCCCACCTGTAAAGTACATCGCCGCCGCAGCACCCGCAGCATTTGCTGCCTGAGCGCCAGTATTATCATACCCTTGAGCAGCGTTTTGCTGCATTTCGCCTTGAGTAACCCCACCCATCATATTAACTGTAGGGGTATAATGCTTATCCATTGTAGGACCAGCAGTTTTATTTAGAGCATAAGTGGACTCAGGCGTGTTTGCGCCAACCGCAGCTTGTTCTGGATTGTTATAAACGTTTGCCGCTTGTAAACCTGCTATGTTAGCGAGTCCGCCTAAAAAGCCCATAGGCCCCCCTAAGATGGTGTAGTTTGGATTTTATCATGTTATACCGTGGTTCCGCTAGCGTTTTTCCATACAGTGCCGTTCCACCAAATGGGGATGCCCAAAGAAGTATCAAAAAATACCTGTCCAATTAAAAGGTTTTCAGTGGGCCTATTGGCCGTAGTGTTATTAACTGGAACGGATGTGGCTTGGTTATAGTTATCTAGCTGATTGTAATATAAGCGCAACGCATTATTTAGCTGGTCCTGATACTGCTGACTATATTCTACCGGGGCAACCAATAAATCAGGCGATTTTGGGTACCGTAAAGCACCAATCTTGTTAGCTGTATTTGCCATTATCTTCTGCCATCAGGTCTAATATCAATACGAGGGCTACCTAGCTGCCAAGCTACATCTTTATCTGTCGATTCAATTCTAAAGGCCATTTGGCGACCACGAAGGCGTGTATAAACTTGCCCTGTAAACTGTTGAATTGTGTATTCTGGTACTGTCGTATAGTTTTGCGCCGACTGTACTTGCGGAGAGTCTGCTTGACCGTATGGTGTACCAGAGTTTTGACGGGGTTTAACTGTCATAGTAACAGTAGGTTCATTAGAAGTAGAGCCGTTAAAGTTTACGTCAGGTAGTATGCGCCATACAAAACCAAAGTTATGTCCATCCCCAATGTCAAAGTCGGAGCTTTGTACGTAAGAATAGATAGCTTGTGGGCTTGTTGTGGCACCGTCGTTGCAACCATTCTCGTGGTAAACCAATCTGTTATTGTAGTCGGCGGCGATGGGGTATTGAATAATGCCAGTTTGGAACCAAGCAGAACGGTTCATATTACCGTAGTACCAGACTCTATCTAGATAGTTATAAATAACGTATTTGTCTACTGTAGTACCGCCGCTTGATTCGCTAACATAAAACCACCAAACCTCGTTAAAGGCTTCATTGTTCCCCGCAAATACTTGGTAGGACTGGTCTTGATTTATGTCTGCAAAAATATACTGGCGTAATGAGCAAGGTAGAACTTCTACTCGTCCAGAATACATGTAGAATCTATCACGCCCCATCCAATAAGTAACGTTATTAACAGTAATCATGGAATTAGGGGACATTACTGAGATGTTATCCATTAATACTTGGAAACCCCAAACATACGGAGCACCTAAATACTGCATAGAATACAGACAGGAATCAGTCCAAACTAAAATCTCTTGGCGTGTAGCACGAGCGCCCATAATATAGGAGCCGTTGGTAAGCAAATATTCGCCAGATTGATTAGTGGCTATTGGTACCCACTGGTAAGGATTAGCTTGGTCTGACCACCGTACTAACATTGGGTTAAACGTAGTTGCTGCATTATTTGGAATGTATGAATTGGCTCCAAATGCAATAACAAATTCTTGAATAGCTGAGGTAATAACTTGGTACGTTGATGTTGGCACAAAAGAACCAGCATATGAGAAAGAATAAGTACCTGACTGTGTACCTGTTGTTGGGCTTGTTATAGGTACTGTAGTAGAGCCAGTAACATAATTTGAGGCTATCTTAGTACCTGCAGCGATGTGGGTTCCTGTAATTACCATGTACGGATATAGGTTAGGCGCAAGAGAAGCTGATACTGTGATACTAGATGCGCCAGAAGAAAACGATGTACCCGACCCACCATCAGTATAGGCAACAGTAGAATTAGCTAAAGAACTTACATATGTTGCGGGTGTTGATACGCCGCTGCTATCTGACCAATAGAATATAGGTCCACCACGAGGAGCTAAAACAAGGTCAGAACCATAGTTATCATTTGTCCATAAACGCAACTGTTGTCCAATACCAGTGGAGTATGCTGTACCCCAACCACGAGGCTGGTTTGTTGCTGTAACGCTAGAGCCACCACCTGCAGAAGATGAAGATGCTGTTGATGAATAAGTAATTGAATATGTATTAGCTGTTAATACAGTAACTTGATACGTATTATTAATTTGAGCAGTAGTAAAGCCAGCAAATGCTGTTCCACCAGCAAAGGTTACATAAGTGCCAGTACTGTATCCGTGTGCCGTTTGAGTTACTACGACTGTTGCTGAACCGCTAGTTGGTAAAAATGGATTAGAGCCTAAAGATACTGTTGCACCTAAAGTTCCACCCCAAGGCCCAGCGCCCCAACCATTACCTACAACATAGGTATTTAAACCAGCAGGATACTTATATGCAATAGTAACTGTACCACCGCCCACTCCCGTAACTGGCACAGTTGACTGAATTGTATACTGCGTAGAAGAAATAACTGAAGTAACAGTATAAACACCAGCTAGAGTAACTCCAGTGCCATAGTAACCACCCCAAGCATCAACACCCCAGCCATCAACACCCCATCCAGCTGCAGAACCTACAGGAGCACTACTTGTAATATATACAGAGTCTCCAACACCAGGATTATAGGAAACGTCGGTAACTGTAACAACTGTTGTGCCATTGCCCGTAAATGGGTTTGTTAGCGTATCTGTTTGAATCACAGGGGTAATGTCGTAATAAACACCACCTTGATAAATGTAATAGTTACTATTAGTGCCTAGCCCTATATAGACCGTTCCAGTACCGCCATCGCCATCTGCCCATACCCATAAAGAACGACAAACGCCTTGGAATTGACTATTGGAAATTTGTTGCCAACCGCCTAATTTTTCAGGAAAACCAGAACGAAAACGAATCTTATCCCCATCATACCAACCTCCTTCATTGGAGTAGTCAGTGCCTTCACGGTTAAGTCCGGGTCTAAATTGTAGTTTTTGTAATGGCATACGGGTTTACCCTAGCATCTTTAGTGACATGGCTTTAACTTCATTTACCCGCTTTTCCCAGCCTTTACCGAATACAGGAAAAGTTTTAAGGGACTTTAGAAATTGTAACCGATTATCACAGTATTCTTCAACTAGAGTCTTAGCTGCATCTCCCTTAAACTGGCTCACGGCAGCCATAGTAGTTGTACCAAAACCGCCATCAGGAGCAACCCCAATGCAGTTCTGCAAAGCCTTAATAGCACGCCCGACCCCGGAATTAACAGCATAGTCAAAAACAGCGTAGTCAAGACCAGATATAAGCTCATCAGCTCTGCAAGCATCCCAGTACTTTCTTTTATATAAAGGCGCAACTATAGATGGGGTTAGAGCCCGCATTTGTTTTTCATTTACATCATGCCCTACCCACATAGCCCAAGTTGCGGCAGTAACTCCAAGGTTTGTCATCCCACCGGGATCATCTTTATTATCAACAAATCCTGCTTCATGGATTAAAAGCGCTGTTAAAGCATCTGCAAAATTGTCTTTCATTTAATACCAATCTGTTCATTAAGCCATTTTTGAAGTTCAACAAGCATCAACGTTGTTTGGGCGCAATTTCCAGCAAGTTCATTGTAGGCGGCGATAACATCAGCTGACTTGGGGGCTGCGGAAATACCGGACATGGTACTGCTATTGGGGTTGTTCCACACGCTAGTAGACTTATAGTAGTTGCGAAGAGCAGCATACTTAGCTTCGTATTCATCAGAAATTCCTTTAGTTACAAGTTCGTGTTGCTTTTGGATTGACTCCGTTTGCGCTTGCTGTTTCTCTGCTGCGACTTGGATTGCTGTTTTGTATATAGTAAAATCCCTATCCCGCATATGCCAGCCAGCAAAAAACACCAAGCATAGAGCAGAAACAATAAGTCCAGCTTTGACGATATTTGCATAGTTACCTAAAAGGCCCCACATTACTGAGGCTCCGCATCTTTTTTCATCATAACTGCAGCCCCATGTGCGCCGGCAACAATACCAAACGCTTCTGCTAACTCTCTTAAGCTAACCGCACTGTGCATTGCTTCATAACCCGCTAGGGCAATAACTGCAAGTAAACAAATTAACCAACTCCACCTAGCAATATCTTGAGTATGGTTATCTCTCCCAGTTAGAAGCTGGTTAAGAAAGTCTTTCATCTAAAGCCACTTATTCTTGGTGAAAAGACAAATGTTGCAATATATGGATTTGGTTTTGGATTTACGTTTGGATCAATTAAAGCACGAATGTTCCATCCTAAGTTGATGTAAATACAACGGCTAAAACCAATAGGAATAATCCAAGCAAACTGAAATAACCCATTAGCCTTAACTAATAACCGACCAGCTTTAGCGTTGTCGTTATCCTTGATTGTTGGATCGCCTTTATAGCTTGTTTGGTATGGAGCATTTAAAGTGCGAATGCCAAATGACGGTGCAGGGTTACGCACAATCCATTTAACTTTGCTCCAGTATGAAGGTGGGTTTGCAGCTTCGAAAGTAGCATCGCCATCTAAAGAATTATCCCAAGTCTGAAACCAATTTAACCATTTAGGTAAGCGTGGACCAAACCCTTCTTTAGAGCCGTTATCTAGCCAACCATAAGTGTTTTTGGCAAATACAGGAAGGATAGGCGCAAAAATTACCGCTAACAAAGTAATTAGCAAAGAAAGCGGCACCAGTACAGTGTACAGGAGATATATCATAAAGCTGAAATTACAAAAGCAATCACTTGGTCATACCGTACGCCTAAACGAGTGCAGGCAATAACCGCTGCTTTTTTCAATGTACCGTCTGGGTAATATACCGCTTCTTCTGCAGGGATATCATCAGAACAGAACATACCATATCTAGTTGGGTCAAGCCCTTCAGCTACAAATGCATCTCTAATGTCCTGTGCAATAAAGCCAACATGGATACGTGCGCTATCTGCACCTTTTTCAGCAACAGAATCTTTCCATTTATACTTCTTAACCAAGCCTTTAATTCTTGTAGCCACACGTTTTTCTGTTTCATCTAAACTTGATATTTCTGTTTTTTCATTTTCATCAGAAGTATTAATTACGTTGCTAACCGCATATATCTGTGTCCATCTATTAGCTGCTCCACCGCAAGCAACACTATTATCAGAATACGGAAGCAATGATTTATTAGCGTATATATAGCTTGGGTCTAAAATAAGCACATCATTAAAAACAGATGTGTTAACTGCAAATTGCATTTGATTGGAGGTATAAAAAATTGATGTATATTGAGAAAAATTTAAAGCGCCATTTCCTAGGCTAGTGCCAACTCCAGGAAAGTTTATTCCGTTATTAAATGTATTTCCAGAACCAGACCAAACATTGGTTCCACTTAATTGACCGCCAGTAGACGTAGTTAATAACCCTGCAGAAGCAAAAGAAGTTGCGCCTATACCACCGTTAGCAATGTTTAATGTACCACCAAGAGTGATTGCCCCTGTAGTCGGTGTACTTGGAGTTAAACCAGTTCCACTAGCAGAAAAGCTAGATACTGCACCAGCAGCGGCCCAGTTAAGAGTAGAGCCATTGTATTGCAAAGTAAGTGGGGTGCCGCCAGTAGGAGTAAGGAATGATGTGTTACCCGCAGAAGTTTGATATGGGACTGAGTTAGCACTACCGCCAGCAAGATTAGATGCCGTAGTTACGCTACCAGTAGACCATGCATATGCAGAGCCATTCCAAGTTAAATAAGAGCCTGTAGTTGGAGCTGGGGTATACCCTGTAGCATTAGCGCCTGTTTGATACGGTATTTGTCCTGTTGCACCGCCAGCAAGTTGGGGAACGCCACCGGATGTGGCAAAAGTAGCACCTGTAACCGTACCAGTAGCTGTAATTGTTCCACTAATACTTAAGTTACCGCCAGTAAAGCCCGTAATACCAGAGCTAAAGTTTGTACCATCACAGTAGACTAAAGTAGTAACTCCATTAGGAATAGTAACAATTGAGCCTGTAGAAGCACCGATAGTAATAGAGAATCCACCAGTAGTTTGGTTAGATATGATATAAACCTTAGGCTGCAATGGAGCAACAATAGCGTTTGTACCAGAGGTTGCACCGTTAACAATAATAACTGCTTTTCTAGATTGGTCGGTTGCACCGTTGGCAACGGATAGGGTAGCCCCTGTTGTGCCTGATACGGAGACTGTTGCTACACCAGCTACAGAATCTTCAATTAATTGCCAGTTGGTATTGGTAGTTGTACCCCAAGTACCTGATTGTTCGCCGTTACCGATTTGGGTAAGCGTTAGACTGGGTGTATATGTAGAGCTCATAATTTGTCCTTATTGATTGTCATCTATGTCTTTCCAACCTGGGTTTTGAGCGTTATTGACTGGCGCCCATGTAGTTGCCTGACTATCGTTGATTTTAACCCATCCTGCGGTAATAAGCGAGTCTAGCAGGTTGACATTTTCTGTAATCGCAGCCACAAAGCTTGTTTGAACCGAGTTAGAATCCCCCAAAACAAAGTTTTCGGTAATAGCTAGGCTAAATACGCTAATAATTGAAGCGGTATCAGCAACAGATAAGTTCTCTGTAATGGCTAAAATAAACGTTTGAACAATGCTTTCTACGTCTGCCAGCGTAGCGTTTTCGCTAATAGTCAAGGCATATTGCGCTGCCAAAGAAATAACAGCAGCTACGGTAATATTCTCGGTAATGCTAGCTGCAAACTGGGCGGTAGCCGACCTAGAATCTGCCAAACTCAATGGTTCCGCTATGGTATTTACAAACGCAGATTGGGTAGAATTTAAGTCTAAAATACTGTTAATTGATTCAGAGCGGTCTTCTAAAGCGGCAAAATAAGACACCAAAACATCAGCAACAGTTAAATTTTCAGATTGTGAAAACACGTAGTTATTGAGTGGAGAATTAGCATCAGCGAAATTAACGTTCTCTGTAATGCTAAACAAGGCAATTGAAGATATTGTTGGCGTGTCAGCTAAACCAACGTTTTCTGAAACCGATCCAAAGAAAATAACGCCTTGGGAATTAACATCATTTAAAGTAACTGGCTCAGTAATACTTTGTAGAAATGCGCTAGCCTGTGTATTTGAGTCGGCTAAGCTAACGTTTTCGGTAATACTAAGTGCATAAGCATTCGTGCCTAATGAGGCAAAAGGAGATTGAGCAAATGCACTTATTCCAAACATTAACTACTCCATTGTTCCGTAGGTGCTGTAGGAAATACTGCATCCCATGTAGGGTTTACTGCAATGTTTCTAATTGTACTGCGATAGGTTGTGAACTCAGCTTGATTCATTAAATAAGGGTTAGACTTTAATGGGTCTGCAACATCGGCAATAGAAGTCCAGTCAGTATTAGTAAGGATTTGCTGGGCTTTAGTTTTGTTTTGTTGAGCAAGATTAGCATCATAGGCGGCTTGTTCTTCAGGAGTAAAGTCTGTAATAGTCCATTCCAAAGTCCATATTTCGCCTACTAATGTAGGGTCGGCATTAAGGGTGCAGTTTTGATGTGCTTGGTCATAAGCTGGTTGGGGTGCGTTAACTACCTCAGCTAATGTATAACCATTCTCAATAGCCGTTGTGGTCTGTGGAAACCAATAAGCCACATCTTGATTGCTCCCATAGTTTGTATAGGGATTATCTGCTTGTAATTGAGCAAATCCATAAGGATAGGTAATTAGTTGCGTATCTTTAACTTCTGCGTATGCCATTTTATGCCTTAGTTAATTACTGCCGTTGAAGTCTGTTTGTCAATGGTCATTTTACCTAAACAAGCCACATTAAAGTTATCGTTATAGCGAGTATCGTTATCTGAAATTTCGCCATAAGAAGGCACATTGACCTTTAAGTGCTTGAATAAAAACTCATTACCATCTTCAAACACTCGCCATACATGGTCTATAGAGCCACGCCCTTCTTGACCTCTATCCTTATTAAAACGGATTTGATACTTATGTTCACCAGTAGGCTTTGTCACTTCTCCGTTAATAGTGCAAGTAGAGGTATCTTTATCTATATCCATAGTGCCATGACAAAAGACTGAATAATCTGCACCTGTTTGTTGGTCTATTAATGTGGAATTAATGACGACATTTTTAAACAAATACTCTTTATCGTTCTCAAAGATTCTCCAAACATGGTCAGTAGTACCACGACCTTCTTGACCACGGCTTTTATTAATTCTGACGAGATATTTGTTCATACAATAACTGGAGCTTCAGGTTGTGCAGGGGCTTGTCTTACACCAATATTAAAGTGAATAAAGCGGAATGATTTGCTAGAACCGTTACGAGTAAAGGAATGTGGCAACCAAGCATTTGTAAAAATCAACATTCCCGGTTCTGGAATAAAGTTAATCATATTACTAGCGTTAGTGACTTCTTCACGATTGGTTTCATCCATGCTGATTTGTACTTTGCCCGGTCTTGGGTCATAAATAATCGCCCTTGGACAATCTTTAGGGGTATCAATAAAGTAAAAACCAACTAGCTGTGCGCCATTGTTCGGATGAACGTGCTGTTCCATTGAGGACAATTTATGATGCTCTTGACACCACATCGACTCAAAGAATGTATTTTTATCAGCCATTTGATAGCCTTGTGACTGAAGAATATTCCAGCCAGTAGAACCAACAAAGTTTGAAAAGTCAGCCATTCTAGGGTCATCAGCAAAGTTAGCAGTCTGATATAGTTCGCAAAGAGGGTTAGCTTGCATACCCATCTTCTTTAAAGATTTCACATTAGACTTAACGACTTCTTTAGCCGCCGCTAAATACTCAGGCTTTTTAATAATGTATACAGATGAAGGAAAGTAGTTGAGGATTGTTAGCTCATTACTTTCAATCACTTCTTTGACTGCTGTGTCATTGACATCATCTACTACTGTTACTGTGTTCATTTTAGTTCCTTAATTAAAAATACACTTTTTTAGTTTACAACAAACTTTTATGGACTTCCTACATTTGTAGATGGGAATGTTCTAGCGCAACCGGGATAGACGATACGGACTACTCCTACACCGCCCAATGACGCTGCTGGCGTAGTACATGGTCCATTGCCACCACCACCACCACCGTAAGTACCTCCAGCTCCACCTCTAGCTAAGGCAGCGTTTGCGCCACAGCTTCCCGAAGAACCACCACCGCCTCCAACACCTGCTGAGGTACTAATAGTGCCATTGCTACCTTGTCCCAATATTCCAACGCCACCACCACCACCACCTGCGTAATAGCCAGTTCCAGCACCCAAACTACTTCCTGCTGGCATACCACCACCACCACCGCCACCTAAACCTGCTGTAGGCGGTATGTATGAACACCCTGAAGGGACTCCCCCATGTCCACCTGCTCCAGCGTAACCACCTGCACCGCCTGCGCCACCACTTGCGCTGCCACCACCGCCAGTACCATACCCTAGTCCATTGCCACCACTACCCCCACCAGTACCTGTAAAAGAACCACCACTACTAGAGCAATTCCTCCAAATGGCAGAGTTTCCACCACCACCTTTTACTGTGGTTGTATTAACAAAAGAGCTGTTTCCACCATGCACCACAGTTCCGCTATTACAACCAGTACCTGCTACGCCAACAACAACTGAGTAAGAATTTCCTGGAATTACTGTGTAGTTATTTATATAGCCTAGCCCACCACCAGCACCCGCTGGAGTTGAGGCTACGCCGCAGCAGTAGAGTCTTGCTTTTGCCCCACCGCCACCCCCACCTACTGCTACAACAGAAACTTTAGTCACCCCAGAAGGAGCTACCCAAGAGTAAGTACCAGCAGTTGTATAAGATTGTGAACCCGGAGGAGTACCAAAACTTCTTTGATTTTGAAAAACAGCCTGTAGTGAGCCAGCCATATTAGGTTAGTCCTGAACCAGAGATAAGCCATACACCAGCAGAAGAAAGACCCGCTACTTTTACTGCGGTAGCAGAGCCATATTGAGCTAGTGTCCTAGAGCCTGTAGTGCCAGCAGAAGATAGGTACATCGTGTCAGTAGTAATTGCAATAGTGACTGCTTGTGAAGTCATATTAATAAAGCTAATAGCTGTACCCAATGGATAAGCTACAGAAGATGCTGCTGGAATTGTATATGTTCTGACATTAGCGTCAGTTGAGGGATGTAAGATACTTTTGCCAGCATCAGATAAAACTAATGTATAAGCTGTTGATTGACTGTTTAAAGGAATATTAATATATCCAGCACCATTTGTGCCATCAACCGTAAAGTTTGCCAAAGTGCCAGAAGAATTAGCGCCTTCAGCAAGAATAGATAGGTTACGAGATATTGTCATAGGTTATCCTACTGTTGTTGGTAAAGGTAAAGCTATCCATGAATTCGTTGCACCATCCCATTTAAAATCACCTTCTGGTCTAGGGATAGGCGGTTCATAACGGCAAGTAGCTTCATTAAAAGTCCATGCTGAGAAGTTTTCTCTATTGGGTAATGCTAACCATCTATCTTTTTCTGCTTGTTGTTTAG